GTTGCGCTTGATTACTTTCTTCATATTCCCTCCGTTTAATTTATAAACCTTCCTCGCAAATATCAACAATATGCTCGCACAATGCTTCCGGGATTATGCTCCGCATTACCGACCCGGCGAGCCCTTGTGTCCCTGTTCTTGCCCCGCGCGGAGCAGGGGTATGACATCTGTCTCCGTTTTTACATGGTGGCAGAAATCTAGGGTTTGGATGATTAGTCCAGATATCCGTCGGTTTCATTCGCGTGTCTCCGTACTGGCAATATGTAACCGTGTAACGGGGTAGTCCCTTCATCCAACTCATTTTTCTCATCCCGCCGTGCGGGTTCTCAATGAAGTAGTACTTAGGGTTCAACTGCTTTATCAGCACGATAACATGCTGGTCTACCTCATCGCAGAACTTCGCATAGTCGCTTATCGGGATAAGGTTCCCTGACTGCGGGTCTTTCCGACGATGGTGGCTTATTGCCGCCACACTGAATGTCGCGCAGTCAGGCGAAGCCCATATCACATCAGGCTTACCAAACTTTCCTAGTGTCTCTTCGGCGGTCAACTTACCGATATCCATATATAAGTTGATGCTTTCGAAGTCTTTGTTCCACTCGACAGAGAAAACTTCGTGCCCTCTTTTTTCGAAACTTTTACCGATGCTTCTCGTGCCTGCAAATAACTCAAGCACTTTCATCGTTGCCCTCCGAATTATATCAATTGTTCCATTTCATATCCTGCGAGGATTCTACCAAGCTGGTTGAATGATAGGCTGCTTGTCTTCCCAGTTCGCCTGTTTATGCAGTCGATATAAGCGGCGTGAGTATTTCCACGGTTCATCCCGACCTCCGCAATAGGTATTCGGAAATCAATGATATCGCCAATCTGCGCACCTTTGAACGCAGGAGAAGATGACTTCTTAGAAATGCAATGTATTCTAGCAACCGCAGTTAGCGTTACATACTCGACCTTGCGATAATATCCAAACTCCATATTATTTCATCTCCTTAAAGTAATTAGACAGCTTTTCAGCTGCCCTTTCGTCTCGACAGATAATCTCAATCTCGTCTCCGCGCTGTATTGCCAGAGACATAAGACCAAGCATCGATTTAGCATTAGCAACTCTGCCGTCCTTTACAAACAGAACTGACTCCGAGACTTCGCCGACCAGTCTGAGAATATCGTAGATGTTTCTTGAACCGATTGGTTGCGTAGCCTTATATATCTTCACCATATTTGTTGACCTCCTCTATCTTCTTTAATCTATGGAAGCACTCCGCAAACTTCTCTGCAAAGTGCTTAGCGTCCTTGACTGTCTCATTACCTGAAATTGAAACGCGGAAACTGTTCATTGCCTTTTCGTCCGTCAGACCAATGGCTTTCAGGACATGCGACGGGTGTATTGTCTTAGTATCACATGCTGAGCCATTTGATATTGTGACTCCCTCGGAATCAAGCAACGAGACAAGTCCAGCACCGTCGATACTCCCGACATTGAAATTGATAATGCCAGCGCGGAAGTCGCCCATACCCGGAACATTGAGTTCAAATTCAGGACAATACTGCTTTAAATACATAATAGCGCTACTGCACCATATACCCTTGTCGAAATGCATTAACGCGTCGTCGTACGGGTGGATATCCTTCGCCGCTTCTCCGAGTCCGATGATACCCAGTATATTTTCCGTGCCTGAGCGAAGTCCGCGTTCCTGGCCTCCGCCCCACAGCAAAGGTTTCATGGTTACGCCGCGGCGGCAGTACAGAAACCCCACACCTTTGGGAGCATGAACTTTATGCCCGGATATTGACAGCATGTCCACGCCAAGTTCCTTAACATCTATTCCGATTTTGCCGTAAGCCTGGACAGCATCTGTATGGAACAGAACACCGTGCTCATGGCAGATTTCAGCTATACGTTCAATATCCTGTATTGTTCCGAGCTCGTTGTTAACCATCATTACGGAAACGAGCCGAACCTGATAGTCTTTTAAAATCCGTATAAGGCTGGAGATACTCACCGCCCCATATTGACTAACAGGGAGATACTCAACTCGCATGCCGTTGTCTATCATGTAATCGGCACGTGCAAGTAGCGCCCTATGCTCGAACTCTGATGTGACGAGGGCTATTTCATTTTCCCCGGTCGTTGCCATTCCAACCGATGAGTCAACAGCCCAGTTGTCCGATTCAGTTCCGCCGGACGTAAAATAAATCTCGTCCGGCTCCGCGTTTATCGAAGCCGCACATATTCTTCGGGCTTCCTCTATTGCCACTCTAGCGGCTGTTCCGCCCGCTGAAGCAGTAGATGGATTGCCAAATAAATCCATGCTACTCCTAATCGCCGCTTTGACGTTCTCACTCATTGGAGTGGTGGCGGCATTATCCAGATAAATCATATTTCCCTTTCTCCCTAATCTGTTCGATTTGGGGTGCATATTTTCTACGAGTAACTTACACCGAATGTTGACAAGCGGCAACAATTGATGTATAATATGTTCACAGGCGCAATACTAACGTGAACATTTGGAGGCGATGTTATGAAACCTATTGAAATCCTAGAACAGGCAAGAAGTTGCAATATATGCATTGACGCAAAGCTTTCATCTTTGGAGCGGCTTTATTTCCTTATCAAGCATATTACAAGAAGCGATGATATCGAGCCTCTAATCATCAAAGCTTCGGCGCTTGAAAAGGAAATAAACGCCAAGATAGACGAATTGATTGAGATGAGAGTGTCAGCCCATGTGCTTATTGCTTCTCTCCCGCTCGAAGAACAGGCAGTCCTTGAAGAGTACTATATAAATTGTCTCGACTGGGACAAAGTCGCTGAGAAAATACACTTCAGCATTCGCAAAGTATATAACCTTCGCAAAAGTGCGCTGAGTCTAATTAACTCTTGCGCTGAATCTGCAGTTTAACGGGTACCGGTCAAAAATTTTCGCTGAGTATCTTCTCAATTTCTGACCTTGCTTCCGCACTAATATCCTCTGCTGCATCATACACTGCTACGCAGAAGCCCGTCTGGTCGAGGGGACATCCATCGCAGGAACGAGTCAGGCAATAAGCATCCAGCTTTAATAGTAAATCGTCCATATCGCCCTCACGCAAGAAATTCTGCGATGGTAGATTCGAAATCCGTTACGGAACCTCGATTATCGACCTCGACAATAACGGGGTTTGAAAGGTCAAGGCTGAACATTCCCATTATTGACTTACCGGAAACGATATAATCGTTCGCGTGAACCCTGACGTTACCCGGATATTTCTCCGCCGCGGCAACGAACTTCTTTACATCTTCAACTGTCTGAAGACGAATCTTTATGTGTTTATCCATTTTTCCTCCTATCTGAAAAACCGGGTAGTGTATGTTACGCCCCAGCTCGTTTCCTCATACTCAAACTCGTACATCACATCGCCGCTATACTCGAACCAGACTAATGATTCGTATTCCGAAAGAGCGGGGTTGTAGTAATATGTAGCTTGGTGTGATGTCTCTGGGCTTGAAAAAACTTCCTTTACAATCTGCTTTGTTTCCTCATCTACGGGGTAGTCTGGATAATACCAACTTTCTATCCCGCAGAACTGGTTTCTCTGATACAACACTTCGCGGACGGAATCCGGAAATTCGCTTGATATAATTCGATTATATATAAGCTCCGTGATAAGTTTTTTATATTCCGCGGACAAACCTCCCACCTCGTGCTGTATCACGACTTCTATGAGATTAATCTCTTCACCAGTAAGTTTATCGTACATTGACTGAGGTTCGTTCACGCCAAAGCTGCGTGGTTCTATCTCAACATATACGATGCTTACTGGTTTTGCTTCTTCAGAGCAATCAACTGCGCTGGTTGATTCATCCACCTCGTGATTTCTCGGGGCAGTGGCAACAGATAAAAGCACAGCCAAAGCGGAAATCAGCAGTATACTACTCCTCAATATCATTGAGTTTCTTAAATAGTGCGTATGGGTTCGGATGGCTCTCACCAACCATTTTAAAAAAGCAGTCAATACAAATATCACCTTCTCCCATTCTGCGTATATCCTCGCGAGGCGTTTCTTCACCACACTTGTCACAATAGTATACTGGAACATTCACAAGTGGGCACGACTTGCCGAAGCATGGCATTCCGGCAGGGCAGTCCACACAGTGGTCTTCATATCTGACCATTTTTCTCCTTTCACGGCTGGTGCTAACCGCACGGTTACGATAATTTCTTGTAATCAAGCAAACACCAGTATCCACGGCTGTTCTTGCTTATGTTTCCCGCTTCCAGAATGTCTCCTTTGCTGAATTTTTCTCCTTCAAAGGTTTTCTTGAAGACTGTCAGGCGAGATTCTTTCCCGGAACCCACAGAACGTGCAAGAATATTATACGCGAATATCTCACCGTCTGATTTGCGCTTGGCAGGGAAAACTCCATTGACGATTATCTTACGCCTATCTTCTTCCTTGTTTGTTACAAGGTCACTGTACCCCAGATATTCTTTCTGGTAATCAATCTTTTCCGCCAACCCCATGCCTTTAAGACTGGAATCATTCATCACAGACTGTTCAACACACTTCATCAACCCCGAAAAGTCGTTAATGTGAAGACTCTTCATTGGCTTGCCACTTTTGGTTAAGCAGTCGCAGTACTTGTCGTATGGCATATCATAAACGAGTTTGCCCGGTGCGATAGTCTTTGCTTTGCCGCAGTTGAAAATATCACGATAGATTCTTGCTACTTCAAGTAACCTCTCCGAAGAGCCGAAGTCCGCAAAGAAATCTAAGTTGATGAGAATTTCAAGTTGCCGCGCATCGAGGAATGACACCGCTTCGAGAACATCTGTGAAACTATGGAAATCATCAGGATTCAGCGAGAAAAGTGAGTCTGCAATCCCGGCGTTCATATACTTGATGGAAGCAATCCCTTTGTATATTGCATTGAGATTCTTGTCATACACATATTGGGCGCCGGAATGCCCGAATCTTATAGATAGCATCGGTATACCGCGCTGTTTTGCGAGCTCAGTTCCTGCGGATATATCGTCCTGATTTGCCGCGTTATTCAGATACGATGTGATGAACTCGCCCGGATAGTAGTAACGCAGATATGCGCAAAGATACCCGATGAGGCAGTAAGCTATGCTATGGTTCTTACCAAACATATAGCTTGACGCGTCCTCGATGATTTTCAGGAACGTCATAGCTTCTTTTTTCGCGATTTCCGGTGGCTGTGAGGAGTTCTTACAATACCCAGCGAGAATATCCGGCATTGCCTTTTCGAGAATCTCCGGCTTCTTGCGGGCGATTCCTCGGCGGATAGAGTCTGCGGCACTGCCTGAAAGACCGCATACTTCCTGCAGAAATGCAATGACATCTTCCTGATATATCAGGTAGCCGTTGTTTTCCTTTAACAGTTCGTCTATCTGTGGCGAGGGATTGTGGTTTGGCTTGTGAGCTATAAGGTCGTCGCGGTACGACGCGCCGGAAGGGCGTATCGCTGCGGTGACGAGGCTCATGTCAAAGATGGAGTGTGGCTCGAACTTTTTAAGAAGAGAGAAGGCAAAATCCCCCTCCATTTGGAAAATACCGGCAGGCGATTTCAACATATCTTCCCAGACATTCTGGTCGTCCCAGTCGATTTCATCTGAGCGCGGATACGGTTTCCCGATAGCCTTGAAAATATCCTGAATGATTTCGACATTTTTCAGAATGAGGAAGTCGTACTTTGCCAGCCCGACCTCATGTATTTCCTCCATGTCTATCATCATGACATTCTCGCCGTCTTTCTCGAAGACACCGTAGTTGCTTATCAGGTCAATCGGACTGATGACGATTCCCGCCGGGTGAACGCTGTGCGAAATCTTCGTGCCGATAAGCCCATCGTAATACTTGAAGATACTCGGGTATTTCTCGCGAGCCAACCTTTCTGATGACATCGCCGCCTTGATTTCATCAATCAGAGCGTAGACTTTCTTGCCTCCAAAAGTTATCTTACTCCAATCTGTTTTACCGCCTTTTTTGAGTTCCGGGTTAAGCTCCGGCTTCGCCGCCCGGGAAGCAAGTCCTTTCACGACGATTTCTACTGTCCCTTTCTCGATAATTGTTCCATAGCTTGGAACTCTTGCTGTCTTTCGCTGCCCGAACTGTTCAATGATATGCTGGAATATCCTCGGGCGGTCAGATTCTATGCAGTCAATATCAATCCTTTGTACCCCGTGTTTCCACGGGGAGTAGACTATGTTTTCATCCTCTCACGAGGAGGGTGGTCTATAGTCGTTACACATTTATCTGCCATTCAGCTAACTGATTAGCAGAACTTAGCACGGCGTTGCCCTCAGCCTTACTGTTAGGGTGTTCACCGTTAGCGCTTGCGCACACCCCGCGTCGCGGGTTAGCCACCTTGCCACACTCTATTACTAGAATGAGGAGACCATGTATTGACAATCTCCGATTTCTTTTCTATCCTCGTTGCAGAATCTAGAAAAGACAGTCTTCCACGTAACCGGGTTCAGGTCGATGATATCTGATACATACGCCGCCTTACTGCCACCTACGGAACCTCTGGCATTTCCTGTCGGGATTCCGTTCTCATGGCACCACGAAATAATTTCAGACATCGACAGCATAAAACCTGACATGCCGATTTTCTCAAACACTCGCAGTTCTTCCTCTAGTCCGGTTTCGAAATCTGCTTTCTGCTCCGGAGGGATTATGCCACGGTCGAGTTTCTCCTGAAATTTCTTATACACTGTCTCGCGGTACGTTTTCGTATCAGTTTCGGCAGAGCCATACAAAATAGGGTACTTGATTGCAGTGTCGATTGAGAAATCCTCAACCATATCTGCCATCATATTGGTATTCTGTATAGCTTGCATCCAGGTTATTTCGGGAATCGCATCCTGTTTTCTGAAAGCCTCGACAAGTTCGTCATAACTCTTGTATGTAAGGTCGAACATATCAGAGTCGGGATACCATTTATCTTTGGCGCGCAGAAGGATTTCGCGACATTCAGCTTTGAACTGGTTAAGACTATGCGCGTCAGTAGCTGCGATGAGCGGCTTATGATATTTCTCCGCGAGCATTGCCAGATGGCGGTTGTAATCTACCTGTTCCTGAACCGCATGCGGCTGTATCTCATAGTAGTCGTACTTCCTAGCCAACTTCTCATACATCGGGTGCGAGACGGGAAGCTTTGCGAGCGGAGACGCAAGGCAGGCACTTATCTTTATAACGTTATCAGACATTCGCAAGAACTCATCGAAGGTGATTCTGTTCTCGTAGTACATATGGTCTGGTTGTGTTGAATTGTAAATTGCTTCGTTTATCTCCGCCGCACCCGCATCGTTCTTCGCTATGAGAATGGTGTGGTAGTTATCGCGTATTTTACGCTGTGTTTCTTCGTCTGCATACAGCTTCTCGGTCAGATAACACTCAACACCGCGAATAAACTTTATCCCCTTTTCGTCGCAGTACATTTTCTTGGCTATCCAGCCCAGCGGTCTGCCGTGCTCGGTGAAAGCAATCGCCTTTTGTCCGAGCTCGACCGCGCGGTCAACATACTGCTTAAAATTCGTGCAGGAATCAAGTACGCTGTAATCACTATGGACGTGATATGCTACATAATTGTCTGCCATATTATCTCCTTTCTCCTTATCAAGCGTTATACTTGATAAGAAACTCCGGGCTTACCGCCTTGAAACTGTTTACGCCGTTCTGCGAACGGAACACGATGCCTTCACGCAGAGTATTGCCGAGCCTGCTCATGCCGTTGGAGTATGCTAGAACATCTTCGACTGTCATCTCGGACAACTTCATGTTCTCTGCAAGAACAGGAACGAACTTCAGCCCGTAGGTGTTTGCGAGCTTTTCTGCGGAAATTGAATCCATTCTGCCCTTCGGTGTAATGATATTGAAAACATACAGGTCGGGCTCGCTTACCTTATACTTGTTCTTCTGGACGTTAGGCGCTACGCACTCGCCCTGAATTGCCACCCAATCGGTGCCGAAATGGTCGAGCAGTTCCATGAGCACGTTCTTGATGTTGTACTTCTTTGCGACGCTCCAGTATGAGGAATTGTCCTCTTCATATATACGGAGGTTGCGCGAGCAAACCGCGAAGTCGAACTTTTCCTTGCGCAGAAACCCCTTCTTATGTGTGCGGCAAAGAGTGAACGTACCGGGCTGACCATCGACCTTTTCAGTCACAGTCCACACCGTAGAGAGCTTCAGCATCTGCGGAGCGTTCTGGATTCTTGTCTCATCAGTCTTGCTGATGAACTCTGGGAATCCACCCTGTCTGCTCTTGGGAAGAACGAGCTTTCTGAACCACTTCATTCTCATAAGGAACTTAGGATACTTCTTTGATATAGCCTGGGTCGCAGAAGAAGGTTCCTTATCCATTGTGGGCTCATATTGGGTTATACCCATCAGTTCTGTTACGTTGTCGCCGATGTTGTAATCGCCGGGGGGAAGCATGCTGATTGGGAAACAGATTCCCTGGCTGAGGACACCCGCCATCTTCATAGTCTTAATACGGAAATTGTTCTTGCGGAGGAATTCAAACTCTGGCTTCTCGGGGAATACGGAATCTATTTCGCAGAATACGACCTTATCGCCGACTGCGAAGTCTGCTTTCTGAACGATGACAGTCCAGCCGAGGATTCCGGCGAGGACTATTCTGTCCTTTCCCTCGATAGGGGAAATCCAGTCTATTGTTTCAATGTGTGCTAAATTTCTCATGTTATCTCCTTATCCATTTATTGTTCCGAATACTTCTGCCTCGTCCTGTTCTGCCTTATTGAGCGAGTACGCGCCGTAGGGCAGGGGAGTGTTGCCATAATCGCGCTTATCCCATGCATACTTGAAGTCAAGGGACGCGACGCTGTCGTAAAATCTGCGTGACGGGATATCGTAATACAAGCCGATTTCTCTACCAGTACCCGAACCGAACCTGTCTTTAAGCACATCGCAGATAACGTCATACTTTATTCCGGCGCGTATAAGCTTGCCGTTACGGACATCTGCCTCCTTTTCTCGCGGTTGAACGCGGTAGAGCGATATCACACGGTGTGCGAGGTTGACTGCTGACACGCAACCCTGCAGGTCGAATATAGACATTCGGCGAACCATATCCATTTTGCGCGGGTGCAGTACCAGAATACAACAGACCTGCCACTTCTTTGAGAACTCAATCACGTTGCGGATAAATTCGTCCTGCTTGATGTACTTGTTGTTGTCGTCGTTTTCGAGGTCAACGCTCGACATGTTGTCGATGATTATGGTCTTGACGCCATGCTTTCTGACAATACTCTCCATTGTGGAGAGCAGGGTGCTTATCTTCTGGTCGAAGCCGTCCTTGTAAAACCACAGCTGTTCTTTGTAATAACTCCTTATCTCCTTGGATATCGTCGGATTCACTCTGTAGTAATCCTTTGATACGCCCTCAAACTTATCCATTCCTCGCTGACCTGCGTGAACTGATTCTATCCAGTTCTTCAGGAGCATATTGCTTAACTCTCCGGAATATACGAAACACGGGTACCCCTGCTCGATACTCTGACATGCAAGCGTTGAAAGCATCGTGCTTTTACCTGCACCCGCTATTCCGGTCAGGATAGTGGTAGTTCCCATATAGAACTTGTCAATCGCGCTGTCCATATCTCTGAAGCCTGTTGTGAAACCATCGACGTCGCTCATGTCAAATTCCTTGACGTCCGAATAGTCGATTACGGTGTTTATCTCTGTACTCTGTGCCTCGTTTATTGCTTTTACGACCGCTTCTTTCCCGCACGAAAAGAGCAACTCGTTCAGGTCTTTTATCTTTACTTTAGTTCCGTCTTCCTTCTCATAGAACGGTGGAATGTCTACTATCTTAACACGATACTCGCCGAGCCGTGTTGCCAGATTCTTCGCGAACTTTTCTCCGCTTGCGTCATTGTCATGAACCAGAATTATCTCATTGAAGTTCTGCAGGAAGTCCCAGCATGATGCCAGATACTGCGTGTTGCTGTCACCGAGACAAATGCTGACTGTGTTGTAGAAGCCGCACTCGATAGCCGTCGCACAGTCACCCTCGCCCGAAGTGATGATGAGCGGCTGGTTGACATTGACCTTATTCATGTTGTAGAGCAGATGAGAAGTGTCGCTGCCCGGAAGGCACCAGCATTTTGTTTGTCCCTTTGCGGCCTTGCCGGATATCCTGACCTTGCACATGGTGAACACATCATTGAGGTCGTAATACCGGAACAATGTGTTGCCCTGCTTGTCCTGCTCGATTCCAAGGTAGTCTATGGTCTCCGGGGAAATACAGCGCTTCTTCCAGTACTCATAGACTTTATCCTTGCTACCGGCGTATTCCGGCTTCGGATACCTGTAATCCGCCGAGCTATGAACGCCGCGTTCTGCAAAGGAATAGGGGATACCTGCTTCGCTGAAAAGCTGTTCGACCGCTTCTATATAGGTCTTGCCACACTTGATATATGCGTCAATCACATCGACATTACAACCACAGCCAAAGCAGTGGAAGTTATGTGCTTTGGGATTGTAGATGAAAGACGCTGTGTCCTCGCGATGAACCGGGCATTTTGCCTTGCGGCTCTTGGAGTCATAGTCCGCGAGACCGAGTTTCTCAGCGATGATATCTGCATTCCTGTCTCCAAGTGTATCTTTCGCCCTGAGAATCAGGTCTTTATCAATAACCAATCTTCATCACTTCCTTCATAATTACAGCTTCTTTCGCAATATGCTCGTGCAGAGCAGATGTTATTGCAGTAATAGTCATTGCGCTTGAACTCGGCAATATCCTCAAACCTAAGCTCATAACTAGTACTAATCTTGTCAGCGAATACCGTATCTGTTAAAGCCCTGCTGGTCGTTGTGCAGAGCCATTCGACCGCTCTGGTGAACTCATCAAACTTGAAATCCCGCTCGACCACTTTCCCAGCGCGGAAAAGATTGAATACAAGCTTCTTCGGATAACAGCCGTACTTCTCAAAGATATACGATGAGTAGATATATAGCTGTAGTAAATACTGTTCGAGTTTCTTTCCAGTCAGAGAACTTGCACTCTTATGGTCAACGAGAATTATTCTTCCATCTTTTCTGTCTCTCAGAATCAGGTCGATAAAGCCGCGAACCATAACGCCGCATATAGACATTTTAAACTCCTGCTCAACGCCGAGTACCTCGTATCCGTCCGTATCCAGCCCCGGGAAATTCCCGAGGTATTCCTCCCCGGCTTCATAATATGACGAAGCCAGGTCAGAATACTTGTTGTACGGGAACTCGCATGTGACAAACTCATCGTAGTGTTCATGGTAATAATCCTCGAGTGAAAACAAGTCGAGTTCTCCCTTGAAGAACAATTCCATACACTTGTGGATAAGACTGCCCCACTGGGCGAACGCATTATCCTTTTTGCCAACATGCTGGTTGTAGCAGAGGTCGAAGCAGCGAGGGCAGTTATCGTAACAGCTCACACGGGAGAAACTCCATACTACTTCATTGCTCATGCGTCACCTCGTCAGAACGGGTACGCGTCGTTAGGGTCTGCCGGTACAGGCTCCTCGCTGGGCTTCGGCTGCGGGGGAGTGGTCGCGGACTGCGCCGGAGTATATGTGTTGTTGCTGTCGGCGGATTCGATGCCGTAAATCATCACACGGACGAAACTCTTCTTGTTACCAGCCTTATCGGTATACGGCTCGTTTACTACCTTACCCTTAGTGATTTTGACGCGGTCGCCTTCCTTGAAGTTCACAATATCCTTGAGACCGCCGCCGAGGCAACGTGCGAACCAGTTTGAGTTAGCATATGTGCCGTCCTGATTCTTTTCAGAAGTGCTGATGCGGAGGTCGGCGTACTTCTCGCTCATCTTGATTTCCCAGATTTTCGCGTACTGATTAGTGAAATAAATCATTATTTCTCTTCCTTTCCAAACTCTTCATTAATCTTTGCAAGTATCGCGTCGCAGATTTCCACGGACTTGATACTCTTAGGATTCTTGTTGCCGTTATAGGTCTCGATGATTGCGTAAAGCGCGTCGCGGCGCTCACCAGAAGTTGCAAGCTCCTTACACTTCGCAACAATTTCCGCCTGCTTTGCAGATATCTCGTCGCCCTTCTTTATCTTTGAGAGCTTTGCGTCCTCGCTGAGTTCCTCGCCGTTCCAGAGAGTAAGCCCGAGCCCGAACAGGGCAAGGTTCTTTACAAGACATCTCTTTATCGACTTGCTTGCGCTGAACGAGGTCACGGATTCCAGCGGGATAGGCATGTTCTTGAAGTCAAGAACCGGAAGCATTTCCGAAAGCGTCTCGCCATTGATGGTAACGGTTGTCTCGACCCAACAGGTCTTGCCGTCCGTGTGGTAGATGTTATGTGCTTCGTCAAGCACGACCTCGTATGAAGCAGCGGGGAAGCGCTTCTTAACGATTGCCCATGCCGAACTCCATGGCAGATACTTGAACTTGTTCTTCTCCTTTACGTTGTCCGAAATGTCCACTTCATATAAAGTGTCGAACACAGATTTTGTTTCACTCATTTACTTATTCCTTTCACATTATTAATAGCTTACTAATTCAACTGACTCATTTGTCTGATTGCAATGCAGTTGAACACAAGCACCATATCCATAACCCGAATCGCTATCTGCAGAGATAAAAGCCTTTGCCATCGGTTTGTAAAGCCCATACAATGTAATATCGCAACATTGTCCAGGGTCATTACAAGGGAGCCCTTCAACTTTGGTTATCACAGGATTATTAGAAGTATCGCTTAGGTTTACATATAATTCTGTTTCGATTCCTATGTAACTAGAGCAATCGCCTTCGTAGCAATAATACTCGAAGTTAAATGCCCTACCATCCTTCATAACTGTGAACCCCTCGTCGTTGAAACTGACGAGTTGGGCTCCCACCAACGTATTCTCGTCAAACACCCTTTGCCCTCCCTACTATGTAATCTTCGCCGCTCCAATATTTGTTGTCTAATGTCTCTGGGACACATCTCGCCACCACATAGGCACTAATTTCGCCGGGGGTTAATCTTCTAGCACGAATTGATTGTTCAGAGAGCCTAACAAAGGCACTATCAATCAAGCAGGTAGCCAGCCTAAATATGTTAGGTTTTTTACGATCTCTAACAAAGACAATCTCTCCTGTCCGGAGGACCTCTAGATTAGGAACATAAGCTCCTGTTATCTTTCCGCTATCTTCATATCTGATAATAGCGATGTTGGACACCGTTGGCGTTTCTTTTTCGAGGGAAACTTCCGCCTTAGTTAACACTGTCTCAATCGGCTTGGTTTCTTTACTTACGCTTTGCACCATTTCTTTAAACACCTCCAACCGCCGCAAGAACTTTCTCTGCGATAGCTGGGTCTGTAATTTTGCACGGGTTCTTCTCACCACTTATCGACTCAATTATCTTATACAGTTCCGCGCGGTCAGCTCCCTTTGCAATCTTTGCTTTACACACTGATATGATTTCATCGACTGTTTGTGGGACTGCTCGAGTCGTATTACTCTCATAATTCTTTGGCTCGTAGTAGTTTTCGAACTCGACTATGAGGTACTTGCGAGACGCGAGGTAATCGCACATATGCACAAAGTACTGCATCTCCGTAGTCGGCTTCGGCATTATCTGCTCACCAGTTTTATAATCAGTGTTCCACTGGCCCATGTGCGAAGAAATGACGTCCGTAATGATTAAAAGCTGAATCTCCGTGAAGTCCGCCATATGGTTCTGGCGAATGTATTCAGCCATCACTACCGGGTGGTCGGCAACCGTGTACTTACTGCCGTTGAGCCCGTGCTTCATTCCATCGTGCAGTATCAGCGCTGCTACCATCAGATCTCGCTCCTCCGGCGCAAACTTGCTCTGATTATACTCCAGCGAAAGTAGGTCATTGCAGATTTTAACTGCCGCCTTTGTATGGCGAACCAGACCGCCGTCGCCAAGCGCGTACTTCGGATGATACTTGCCTGTACTCGAAGCCGCCGTAGTGAAAAAGTAATCCGGAAGTTTCGCAATTATCTTTTTCGTGACCTCACGAATATGTTCATCTTCTATAAGAAGTAACTCATCGGAAAAGACATTTGCTTTATCTATCATTTTTATCTCCTTTCAATTAGCGTGTGCCGCTGAATAGCGTAATTTAGAAGGGGAGAAACCTCCCCAACTAAATTATTCGGAAGTTGGAACCCATGCCCGATAATCCTTATCAAGCTGTCTCATCTGAAACTTCATAACCTTCTCCGAGCTGTGAAAACGGCTGTAGATATATCTCGTAGCCATCATTGCAGCTGAATCGGCGTCTGAATGCTTTATTCTCCAGAATAAGCCAGACTTAACTATGCAGCTCGCCGAAACGCAGTGTACGCCCGATTCTTGAATTTCAGGATCTATCTTGCCAAGGTAACAAGTCACTGCCCGCGCGATTGTCTTGAGCGTATTGTATTTGATAATCTTTTCGGTGTTCTGCACGGTCTCAATGCCACGTCTCTTACGGATTGTCGTCTGCGATATTGCCGAGTCAATGGCAAGTTTCGCTACTGGGTACGGCGTGAAATCTATGGTTCCTCTGTCATAGGACAGAACCCCGTCTTGATAGTCCGAACAGTTCAAAGAACCAAGGTCGTCAAATTTGACGCCGAAGTAAAGCAACCAGCACGCCGCACGGGTTATGTTGTCGATGGTCATCTGGTCAAGGGCGCGGAAGCGCAGCTCAAGATAATCCGCGAAAGCATTTATGCCCGGGAAAAGGGACTCTGCCTGCGTACCAGAATATTCAATATCCTTCGGCGAAATTATCTCATAAGATGCGTTTGGAGCGCAGTACTTATTTTGCGCGCACCATTCCGCGTATGCTTTCATGTATCGTAGAAATTCCTTCGAGCTTGAATAGGATTTCTGCGACTTGCCGATGTACTCCTTTATTTCTGCGGCTGAAAACTCACATATATCCTTACCATATTTATCTTCGGCTTCGCCCAGGGCTTCAAGACGGTTCCGTGCTTTTTGCTTATACGCTCTAACATCGGTTCCTTTGTATTGAGTAGTGTACCACTCAATGAACGCTTCCTTTCTTTCGCTGTTCAACACTGCGACCGCAGACCTCCTTGCATCGTTTCAGAATTTCTATTTCGGTTTCTGCTGTGTCTTCCTCTATCGGAAGAGAATTGAGTCTAAGCCTGGGCAGACCTATCTCGGTCAGCTCGCGCCAGTCCTTGTCATGAGCAAACATGCTGGCATAACATACGACTGTGTACCATGCCCACGGATTCGGCTTGCCAAGCGATTCGGGAGCCTTTTCTGAAACGAAGCTCAAGTACTCCGACAGCCACTTGATAGTTCGCGCGACTGCATTTTCCGCCATTGTTCTGGCGTGCATATAACGCTCTATGCTGGCGGACACAGCCTTTGCGACAGTTTCGTCCTTCAACGCGATTCTACACACCATTCCGGCATCTTCGTTATGGATTATGCCGTCAACGATTCTTTCAACGTTTGTCATTCTGATTCCTCCTGTAATTATTTTTCAAACCGGAATTTCGCCTGCTAGAACCGCAGGTGGTAATCCGAGCTTGTGTGGTGCCGCCGGCCGGACTTGAACCGGCACTCTTTCGAAACAGATTTTGAGTCTGCCGCGTCTGCCATTCCACCACGGCGGCATTTGTACCTAGCCTTTCAGGCGCTCTGTAGCCATTTGGCAATCAGGCATAGACCGTTAGCGCCATGGTCTATAGGAGTTCATTGCATGTAGCTGGATTCACACTTCCTATCCCTTCACTCATGCAAGATGTTTACCCATTTTTATAGCGGCGGCTCACATCAGCCGCTTTGGTGCTACCGGCGGGACTTGAACCCGCACGACCAGTGTCAAAGGATTTTAAGTCCTCTATGTCTGCCATTCCCTCACGGTAACATGTGCGAGGCAGGTTGTTAGCGCCAGCCTCGTTACTTAATATTATATCACAAAATTCTTGTTTGTCAAGACCTCATCGAAAAATTATTTCGAGGTCAGACAAGTAATAACGATTGGCTCAATTCTTCTGGGCTTATTCGTTACGAATTCGGCATTTTTTCTGCACCTCGGGCATATTGCTTCTCCATTTTCGCTAATTAGCCAGCCAGCCTCTTCAGCTATCTGCCTGACACATTCCTTTGACATGTAGTACATCGGTAACTCGTTGGTGCACCTATCTCTGTCACATGCTACGCTTGCATAAAAGCTCATAATAATTTCCTCCTGTGTTAGTCTTGATTTCCTGTTGTTGCAGAGAGCTTGCGGAGCTTCTCAATAAAGAACATCTGCCCCTTGCCAGTAACCATGGTTTTGGTCGCAACCTTGTCGCCATACGGAGTCTTGTAAGTGTATTCGCGAACCTTGAACAGCCCCTGCTCAATGTACTTCTGGTATGGCTGATTCTTGCTACCGGGCGCACTCATCAGATAACCACTCTCGCGGAGCCAGTCGAACAGACGAGTTCTACCCATGTCAATGTGCTCGTCCTTCGCAATCTTGGCAAGAGTTCCGATGTCTATGAGGTTACTGGCGTTGGAAACATGGTCGGCGAACTCGACTAGCGGTTTATCCGCCTCAATTTTATCGCGGAGCTGCTGGCGTTCGGTCTCTTCTTCAATCCAACGCTGCGCTCTCTGAATCGGGTCATCAATCATATAGCTGTCTGGTTTACGCTCGATTGAGTACGAGCCAGTATTGCGAATCATCGGGAGAACTTCATCGAATACCCATCTCTCGAACTTTTCCGCGGAGGGGAGTTTGCTGTGAGCGATAAGACGGTAAATATCTCCCTCATATATGTAGCTTAACATCTGGAGACCACCATTTGTAGGGGTGTCACGTTTCGTTACACCCTTGCAATGGTCGGATATTGCCTTTCGTGAATTTGCATATCCCAACGCCTTCGCCACATCGGAAGCGCAGAAGAGAACCCTGTCACCCTCAACAAGCGTCCGGATTTCACCAAACTCTTCGTTCTTAAAAACCTCAACCATATTTGTTACTTCAGCCATAAAAATCCTCCTTTAATCTTAAAGGTACGTCACGTTTCGTTACGAACCATACTTGTAAATAAGCACTCAAATATCGCCGCTAACACATCGACAACGATGCTATTGCCCGCCTGCTTGTATAGCTGGCTGTTAGAACAAACTGTTTCCGCCTTACGGAATTCCTCGTCCGCGAATCCCATCAGTCTCCAGCATTCCAGCGGCGTAAGCTTGCGAATACGGATTCCATCTGAAACTCCGGTCGCGCCCAGCGAATCCGGTCGAAACAGATTCGCCTTGCCCACTTTATAATAAGAAGCCTTGATTGTCCTCGCGGTTCCGTCCTTCTCGGTATTAAGAGGTTCGGCTATGAGGTTGTCTTTCGTGACTGTAGTCAGCGAATTAGTCCGCCCATCGCCGCGGAACTCAAGTTGCTGAGTCCAACCGGCTTGTCCAGTTTTGCTTCGACCTCTGGACGCACAACAGGTCGGTACGATAATCTTGACTTCCTGCCCACTTCCTGATATCGTGGTTAGCGTTGGGCATATTCCGGCGGGATTATGTACGCGGTTGCTTCGTTCACAGCTCCACCTGCCGACGGTTCCGGCAACTATGATTTCACCGCCGGGCGATGAAGAAGGAATGAACCCCTGAACAGTTTCGTTCGAAAGATAGAATTTCTCATCGACTTCTGGTTCGAGCAGGTCAATAAGCCTGACCGAGCTTTCGAACCCAGCAGGGAAGCGGAAACAGCCATCGTCCACATCTTTGCGTATAGATACGGCGAACACTCGTTCTCTGTGCTGGGGAATACCGAAGTCCTTGCTATCCAGTACTTTCCAGTAGGAGTTGTACCCCAGCTTGTCCAGCCATGAAATCCACTCGTCAAATTGAGACCTGAATTTCTTGCCAACGAGGTTCTTGACATTTTCAAGCAGAAGGTACTTCGGCAGGGTGTTTTCACCTGCGGCGACCTCAAGCAATCTCTGAACCTCGTACAGTAAACCACTTCGCGTTTCGCCGCGGACGAGCCCTTTCTGTTGCCCGGCAACGCTTATGTCTGTGCACGGGAATGAGTAAGTCCATAAATCTGCGTAGTCCAGCCGCTTGACCTGGGTTATATCACCGTAATTTTTTGTTTCACCGTGAATTGCGGTGTAGGACTTGATTGCGAACTTGTCAATCTCTGAAACGCCGACTATCTTGTGCGGAATCCCCACGCGTTCAAGAGCGGTACGTTGAGCACCGATTCCCGAAAATAATTCGTTAACTGTCAGCATTTTTTGTGCCTTTCTGCTTTAATTCGGCGTTCAAAATGTCGCAGACTTGCCGAGCGTGTTCTTCTGTATCAAAATAAATTGTACCTATCTCTTTAGCTATACGATTCCAAGAAGTGATATACTTCATTTCCACTAATGAGTAAAGCACAAAATAGTTACATTCATCCTGTTTAAACTGATACCCCTCACACAACGCATCGTGAAATTGCCTTATTCTATTTCTAAGACGCAACTCGTTTATGTCCTGATGAGCAAGTTCGCTGCAACGGTAGTAGTTACCAAATTGAAATGTATGTAAATCCGTGTCACTATAATCTTCTAAGACTTTCGCACCCTTTCCATCTGAATCAATGCAGTAATAAAATTCTCCCTTAGCCGCTCTCCATGGCTCGATGGTCTTGGTTTCTTTCAGTTTTCTAACTTCCTCTTGCAGACTTGCTATCTGCTTTTCAAGTTCTTCTATAGTCATAAGTGCTCCTTTCATTTTTATTACCTTAGCCCCCGCCGAAACATATAGCGCTGATTGCTTTCGTTTCTTCGGTGATAAGTAACCCGTGGCGTATATAGTAATCGACATTCCACCCTGGTGAAAAATCAGCTGCAGTGATTCTTACCGTATCTGTTTGGGACATTGCTATGGGCGCAGACTTCAAACAAATAATCCAGCTGATATCTTTTGCAGATTCAGTAGGAACAAACCCCGCGTCAGTGAACCTGTATTCAGACTTCATTCTGGCGGACGGCACTGGGATAATCGGGACGCCATAAATACCCTTGACCGCGAACTCCAGTCTTCCTTTTTTAAACTGAATGGTCTTCGCAAAACTAGACCCCTCGCCAAACATTATCAATCTGTCATAGGTTCGGCGGTTCATTGAGATAATTAAATCCTCTTTACCATCGGTAAGGTTGAGTAATCTGCCGAGTTGGTCTAACAGACAGTATGTGGAAGCACCGAAGTGTGTTTCACAAATTTTCGCCGCAGATGACAGTTTCGAATAGCGATAAGCGTCTATTTCCGGGATTAAACGGGTACGTTGGAACTCCGCTGTAATATTTGCCGCGGCAAGCTCAAAGCCGAGCTCGTCAATATCATCTTGTTCAAGGAAGAGACGCACTCCTTTGCGCTGAGTCAGAGAAAATGTCTCATAGCATAAGGAATCTGATTCCACCCTTGGGGTTATGATTTCTCTATCACCATTGAAGTCAATTCGGGAAGCGTTCTCTTGCATCCAGCCAGAGGTTGTGCCTTCGAGAATCTGCTTGTCAAGCTCTTTCTGAAGGAGTGATTCCTGTTCTTCGATATTTACCATAGTTTTACGCCTTTACTTTCGTCTGTTTTATTTTGCCACACTTCTCGCAATGCTGGACGACAAGAAATTCAGTCGGGCTATTGCTTCGGCTCCCGTCCGCATACACGGTATATACCTTTGGCATACTGAGCACTGTGTATTTGTGTTTACAGAATAGCAAATTAATTCCCTCCTCCCATCTTACCTCCGCAGTTCGGCAGGGCTTCAACTTGATTTCAGACATCTGTGTCACCTCCGTCCGTTTCAATGCCGCAATTCTGGGGATCGTTCCATGCGTCCACCACTTCTTCTACAGTGTTGCCCCACACGGTTCTTCCGCAGCCGATGATATCGAAGCAGCGTATCACCCATTCTCCGTCATTGTTCTGGTCAACTATCGGTGCAAGCCCCCAATCCGCACCGACAGCGTTTAAGAGTTACTTTCATTTGTATTAGCCCTCCTGTTCCAAGCGTCTGCGGCTTCTCCAATGGTGTTGCCCCATACAATTCTGTGGCACATATGGCAGCGTATAAACCATTTGCCCTTTTCGCCTTTTTCGACTTCTGGACAGTAATGCCTGTCCCCACATGAGCAGCGTTCAAGATTTTCAACTTCGTTTTCGTCCATTTTTGCCCCACAGTTGCCGCAGTAATCTGTTGTCTGGGCGTTTTCGCCTTCCTCACGTTCGTAAGAAAACCCACAATTGGAGCAGTATGAATCCTGCGTATGGTAGCCTTTCCAGTACGCATGCACCACCGGCGCAACATCGGCGGCTGGCTCGTAGTCAATCATCTGATCCACCGTTGCGGCTATAAACATTGGGCAATTTTCGTCGGAGCATACGTCCATTAACACCCTTCTTATGCTTTCGCGGTCTATGTATTCACTCATTTCGTGTCCTCCTTTACAGGGCTGTTGAGCCATTTTATAAACGTAGCCATGCAATTCTTTGCTTCACAGCTATACCCCTGGCTATCGCTTATCGGGCAAGAACAGCATCCCAAATTTTCTCTCGCCCAATTCGCAATATCCTCCGCACTCATGGCGCGTATGCGGTCAAGGTTCGTGTGCGCCTCCGAAGCGGGTTGAGCCTGCTGTTCGGGACGAGTAAACGATACCGCTGTAAGCGCGTCATTTACGCCCAATATGTACCCTCGCGTGTGGGCGTCAATCTCTTTTACCGCCACGTCCCTGTGCCTGTTGCCTTTTTCAAGCAGGCGGTCTTCAATTTCTTTTAATTTTTCGTTAGTCATTTTTGCTGTTCCTTTCAAAGTAAAATTGTACGGTTCGATTATCCGGGTGCTTAATTAATCCAAAACGGACGAGACTCCTGTATGTTGCGCTGCTTGCCATTAGCACCGCCGGCGCTCGCTGTATTACTGCCCTAAATTTCTCAACAGTATACGTGGACTTGTAATGATTACAAGCCCGGCACGCCGGATAGAGATTAGAGATGTCGTCCGCGCCGCCGAGGTGCAGCGGTACAACGTGATCTGCCTGCATATCCTTGATAGTGATTTTACAGCCACAGTAAGCACAGCGTCCGCCGAATTTCTCATAGATCTGCTGGCGTTCGGCAACAGTAAGTTTTCTACGTTCACTCATTCCCGCTCACCTCCAGCAGTTCCGGGTTGTCGTAAAGCATTTCACGCATTGGTACTCTCTTGACCTCGCAATTCATCATAAGCACCCACCGCAACAGCCATACGGGACTCACTCATTGAATACCTCGTTTATCTCACACGCATATTGCCTAAGTTCTTCTGGGAGCAGGTCTGCGCAAATATTCCATTCGTCCTCGCTAACATAGCTTTCGCAATAATCTGAACCCAGAAACCCGCAGCTTCCGCCGGACATCCAGAACCGTGGCAGGGAGCGACTATCTCCAAACGTATAAATCTTACCGTCTACCTCAATTGTGAGCTCGCCGGAACAGAGGTTGGGATAACGCCCGGTGTACCTTATAAATTTAACGTGAATTACATGTTCTGACTTTTCATAAAATACCATAATTCCACCTCTCTTGCGCCGCCGCGCAGTCAACTCCGCAGCCTTTCTATTGCTTCTATCATCTTCTGCTGTTTCTCGAACGAAATCATTCCTTTGGAGAAGAAGTGGTTAGTCCACGCTTTCAGCGTCAGCTTCTTGAGCAACAATGCGTTATCTTCGCTCATTCTGTTTCCTTTCCAGTCCATTCCTGCAGCAGTGATAATATCAGGAATATTATGCTCATACTGCCGCACCCCTTTCAATCTTAGTCCCGCAACATCTCGGACATATCAGAGAACTTAAACGGGTAGGGGAGAGGTTAAGGCGACCTTTACCTTCGCAGAGTTCGCAAGCCCTTCCTTTTGCTGTATAGCCATCGGGGTTTGTATTTTTTATAAAGAATCGTTTCATATGCTTGTTCCTTTCGCATTTGAGTAAGCGGAGCGGTATATTGTAATAGTATACCGCCGCTTACACTTGCTGGTTATTCTTCTATGAGCTCGTCCTTGATGTCATCGAGTGTCATCTTCGCCGCCGCAAACACTTCCGTTGTATCCACTCCGCAGGATTCGCACAGTGCAGCGACCGACTGATATGCCTTGCGGTATTCCTCCGGTTTCAGCCACTGAACGTACGGCTTCTTGCCGCGCATCTTCAGCCCAATTCTGTGCTTGTACAGGAGCTCGTTAAACAGCATTGCGTATGCTGACTGGAAGCTGGTATGGAGTTTCGCAGCGAACGTGCGCATTACCTTCGACAGGCACGCTCTGTTCGCCCACTGGCTCGCTTCGCCCGCAAGTATCGCCTTCTCCCCCTGAAGAATCGCCTTCTGCTGTTCGAGAGCCTCAATGTGTCTCTTGCGGAATACATCGAGCGCCTGCGATGCCTGCATGAGCTGTCCGACCTCTCCAGAACTGAACGCCTTGGCAATGCCCATGAGAAGTTCCTGCTCGGTTTCGATATCGTCTACGCGCTGGGCTACGGTCGTCTTTTCAAAGACATTGAGAAGTTGTGTACGGACTTCCTTGGCAACCTTGCTGTCGCAGAGGAGCATGCCCATTCTTAGAATTGCACGCTTAGGGAACACAAAGATTCCAGCATTAGGAATAATCACAGCCTTGTCTTCGTAGCAAAAGCGAATGCAACCGTGGAGAGTAGTGATTTCAACGCCGCCTTTTAATGGGGACATTTTGTCCCTATTAAAATTCTTAAAGGACGCGCACGGTTCTTTATGCGCTCCGTCCTCTGCAAACTCGTCCGCGTGTCTTGCTCTTACTTTCTTGACAGTTTCAACGTCAACCTCATAGAATTCCGCGACCTGTCCTGTCGTGAGGCACTCCATGCCCGGGATCAGGAACAGATGCTTGACCTTATCCAGAACCTCAGTCCTCTCCATGTACTTTTCACGCGCCTCTCTGCTTTCCACCAGTGTTTCTTCGTTAAACTGAACGTTTTCCATAATTATCCTCCATAATTTGAAATAGTGGCGGAAAGTTACCCACCCTCCGCCCACTTGTTTATTCCACGTTTGATATCCCTATCATAATACGCGCGTTTTCCTAATTGCTTCCGAATCCGCTCTGCATGCGGGTTCGCGGCTCCTCGCTGTATCGAACTCTTTCAGACGCGCTCAAGATACCAGCCGTTGGGGAGCTGGAATATTGTCCGCCCGATTTGCTTCTCCAACTGTCCTTCTGTAAGTGCTAACTCGCCCTCTTCCTTTTCGCTTTCGACGAGTTCCGCCCATGACTTGAACGTAAAGAGACAACCGTCGTAGAAGTCAGCATAATCTGCCGGTGTGTTCAGGAGCCCTGGCTTAGCCTTCGCCGAGATTACCTCAACCATAGCTCGTGTTGCCTCAAAATCACCCCTGTAATAAGGGCAACATATGTGCTGTGCAATGAATGCGATATCTGTGCTTGTAAGTTCGTTAGGTGTCATAAATATTTCTCCTTACCTTATTATAATAATGATTTTATCTGTACCCAAGGCGAGTCTCGCTAAAGAAAACCCGGCTGGCTTATATGGTATTGTTGCCTCCGTCGTGCCACATCAGCCCACGAGCCTTATAAAGCGGAATCCAGTGCTGCTCATAGAAGTCATACCCCGCGCCGTCGATACCGAACAGGTAGCCGTAATCCTCCGATTCGTATATGCGAAACCCGCAGTTAGCCATCGCCTGAAGGTTGTCCGGGTCATCAAGCCACTCCTTATCGAAGCCGTCCGAAAATGCCCAGAGGGTTCCCCACATCGGCAGGTAATCATCACGTTCCACACCTATAACTCCCGCCGAATAAAACTCTTCGGAATCGGGGTCACTGTCATCGCGAACAAGGTACGAGTACTCGCCGTCAGGATTCTGCTGGACATCAACTATCTCACCGTCTATCGGATATGTAACTCTGTTGCCAATCGCGGGCGGGGTTATCTCGCTGATGTCCGCACCCTCGCTTATCTTGAATAACTTTTCGACTACGGATTCCGGAACCGGAATCATGTCGCGCCTCACCCAAAGTTCTGTTGCTTCCTTTATTGTCATGATTTTACCCTCCTTATTAAACAAGCGTTCTCGACCAGAGTACCGGAATGTAAGTGTCGCGGAGCTCGTCGAACCCTCTGCAGTTTGCACTGTAAACTGCGCCTATTGAGAAGTATCTGACTATCGCCCCATCACGGTTTCGTACATACAGCAGGTCGTCGAGGCACTTGCGCTCGGTAAATGTGCCGTCCTGGAATACTATCTTGTCACCGGCTACGACTCCATACTTGCCACCCATCGTCTGGACAAACATGCCAGAGCGGAGCAGGGTGGCGAGGTCGGTGTCGCGGTCTATTGCCGCAAAGGGGTTGCTTTTGCCCTGATTTGTGCTGATTTCGCTGTAATTTGTCTCGTAATTCATGTGTTTCCTCCTGTTTTGAACTGATTAGTATTCTTCGGTGAGCAGCATTGTTGTGTGGTCGCCGTCGTCAATAATGTAAACCTTGGTTTCTACTGGGGCTGACTCGATGTATTCAGCGGCAAAAATGTGTTCCTTTTTATAATCAGGTTCTTCCTGCGAGTGAACAATCTTTTGCTCTCCGTCTGCATTGCTTAGGCGAAACACCTGGAGGTAGTCCTTAGTCGCCACCTTCATCGTGTCTACCATCATCCACAAAAGCATCTGTGTTGTTACGGGAATCGTATCTCTTACGCCAGCAGTGATAAAGCGGTTATTTTTAAACATCGATTTCAACCTCCTTTACATCGGCGAATCTATCGCCTGTCCCAATTTCGCGGCAGTCATACATGCCGTATCCGTGTTCCACGTTCCACCGTTCCGCATGCCTGAACGCCGTAAGCAACTTATCGCAAACCTCAACAGTCTTACAAAGCGGTCTGTGGCGGTCATAAGCAACGACCTTGTAAACGTATTTCTTCTTGCGCTCCATTCATTCCACCTTCCTAACTATTGCTGAATCAGGGTATGTGTACGGCACATCATTTTTCTCAAATGAAATCGAATATAGACTGTACGACGCAGACACGACTACTCCGATTCGTCCGCAGTACGCCATCATTTGTGGACAGAAACCCCGTCTGATAGCCCCATCTGGGGAAACTCCGTACTCATTTACTAAGCTATTCTTTTCGCGGAGAAGAACTCTGTCGCCTGGTGAATAATTCACTGAACCGCCTCCTTTCAGTTACGCCATCCGCTAAAATTCATAACTTCTCACATCATGCATCCCACAAAAGTGTCGCGAGAATATACGAACTCCCCTCCTCCATCCACGTGATACGAAGTACCCATACCTAACCTGTCTGTAATAACCATTTCCTTCCCGCAAAACTGTCGCATACCGCTTGTAAAGTTGATATAGGAGTTTATATCACCCGTCCAATCAAGCCCGAACTCATTTTCCATGCTTTTCCAAGAACGAATTTTGACTTTATCACCGATTTTGTAAATTGCCATATGCACGCTCCTTAATACACTTTATATTCGCCGACCAGCATTTCCGGAGATATGTTGTAATAACACCCGCGAAGCCCAAAATATCCGGTAGAGAGGCGCTTGTATTCAACTACCGCTTCTGACCCGCAAAGGTATCGCATTTTTCTGGTGAAACTTAGCGGAATACATATTCCTCCGAGTTCGTCGAGTCCCCATTCGTTTTCCATGCTCTCCCACGAGCGGATCGTAACTTTATCGCCAATATCCGCAGTTCTATACATTACGCCCTCCATCATAAATATATCGCTTAATTGCCTCAAGCCCTAGGTTCAATGAGCTGTAAAACTCTTTTATTTCTTTGCCCTGATACCCAGCATAGCGAAGAGTTGTCATTTGAGACGAATGTCCAAGTGTCATCTGTAACCACTCAACACTGCGCTGGTTTAGCCCGCTTGTTTCTCTGGCTCTCATCAGCAGATGATAAGAGAACGTCTTTCTCATGAAGTGTGTAGAATAACGCCCGTCTATGCCAAGCTTTTTGGTTAGTGGTTTGAAAATATTGTCGACCGCTGTATGTGACAGACCTCTGTCTTCGTTCTTGCCGTTATTGCTCTGTGATTTGAACATAAGATCTCCGCGGCTTGCGCTAACGCGCTCGAGATACAAACAAACCATTCGGCGCACTGCTTCGTTTAAGTAAAGATGACGGTTAACAGGTCTTGCGACGGAGGCATTGTCTCCCTTTTTCTTCCCTCGGGTGTTTCGAGTTTTAATTTCAACCAGCTTGACATCCTCAATGAAGTACCCATTTTCGTCGATAAAATCGCTGAACCGGAGCGAAACTAGGTCACTGTAGCGCAGCCCTGTGTTTACGCCGACCACAAGAAGCATGGCATTGCGGAAACTGCCCTTGTTAAGCAATTCCGTGACCATTCTGTCGATATCGGTTTCGTCGACTATGGGTTCCGCAGACTGCTCGACTGCAACTTCACGGACAGGCGCATCGCCCATCGACTTGTTTATCGGTAAGGGGACGTTAAACGCACGCCCCTTGTCCAGCGTTCCGCGCTCGCTGATTGCAGTCACAAACTCCGGATTCAAAGTTATCGTAGGCTTTATTGTTTCAGTCATCGTATCCTCCATACAATTCGCCGACCAGCCCGTACAGCTCGAACTTCTCCGCGGCAGAGAGATTTGATTCAGCAATGCAGTCGGCGCAGATTACAAATCCCGCGTTGAATGACTTCAATATTCTTACAGCCCTTTCAAGATGTTCGAGAAAACCCTGATTACTTGTTGCGTTGGCAATGAACTCTTCGAAGGTTTCGGAGCTTCCGGTTTCCCCGAAGTGCTCAAATTCATCACGCAGCTGTGCTTCAGTCAGAAACACATTCCTTTCAGTGTCGAGATAGTACTTGTTGTGTCCGCCAGCCCTGTTGTTCCATTTTGCGACAGCCGCTTCCTCTGTTTGGGCGTAACCAGATGTTGCCCCGCAACCGCCGCGGAGAAAGCTGCAGCAAACTGCATACTCCTGTGAGGGCTCATCAACCCCCTCTAGTTCTCTGCTACCACATATTTCGGCAACGTTCTTATGGCAAAAGGGACATGCCCTAATCTTGTTTTTATCCATGGTGTTCCTTTCTCAATAAACTGCACCATCAATTATTTCGTCGATGCGGTCTTCAGTTCTCTCCGTCTCTGTAACGATGCCCAGGGACTGGAGGTCTTGGATTAACGATAATAGTTTTGTATAAGCGAGAACACCCTGCTCTGTAAGTTCCCCGTTATTATCAAACGGAGCAGGGCAGTCAAAATAATCAGTGAACACTTCCTCAAGCGATTTCATAGTTCACCTCCTTGGGACAAGTGCCTCATACGGAATAGTGCTTCCACCCCTTCCTACGAGGGTTACAAAAGATTCGAGAGTAAAATTCAGTGTAGCAGTTACGCCAGTCTCCCACTTGAATACTGGGATATTTAACTTGATAACTTCCGCACCGTAACATTCGACCGTCCCGTATTCGTTTTCTAGACTCGCCCATGTGCGGACAGTTACCAAATCTCCTGGCTTATAGCCCCGCATTCTTGTCCCTCCTTCCAATCCATTCGTCGACCACTCGGTCATTATAGGCATCTCTATGCTTGCGATACTCTAAGAGCCTTGGCAAACCGCTGTCAGCTCTCTCCCAGAGCATAAATTCATACCACGCCGGGTCGCCGCCTGTAATACTGTGGTGTGGCTCAAACATCTCAAAGAACGGCACCGGATTATCAATGATTAGTGCGGGTTCCCACGAGCTTTCTACTTTGATAAGCAAATCATCGACTATAACTCTTTTGGATAACCTGCAGAGCCACTTCATGAGCTCCCTATACGTTTCCGAGCGTTCGCGGTCACGAAGATGTCCTTCCAGAGTTAGCAGGAAATGTTCACTTTCCTCGCGCCATCCATGTAATCTATCGCGCCGTCCGTCTCGAGTTTTCAGATTGTTTGTCATCTTGCCGAATTCATCACAATCCGAATGTGAATAGCCAGGATGGCTAAGGTTAATATAGACATTCATATCTCCCTCGGAGCCAGTAACTACGGGAAGATGAGCGAGAACTGTTTCGAGAACGTATCTTCTGTGCGGGTCGGTTTCACCCATGGGAATTACACCGAGTGTACCCCTTACTGTTGTCCAGCAACTCATTGTTCACCTCCACGAACATTTCCTGCGGGAACGGGAAATCCCTCATGCCTTCCAGATAATAATATGCCCTTCGTGTTACAGGATGTGTATACACCTCAGATATCGCGTGCTGCGACCCGCACATTATAGTGCGTTGGCACCCAATTGATATCCCGGGAGTTGCCAATGCGCCTGATGTTCCAATCAGACCATATTCGTTCTCGGCGATCTGCCATGACCTAAGTGTTAAGACTTCGCCAACTTTGTGCTCTGAATTCACCGTTCAGTCCTCCCTTTATAAAGTAAACATTCAACCGACGCAAGCGTGTAGAACCCCATGCTTTCGCTATAGAGATTCCAAAGACCGTCATCACGGTCATCGTACACCTCATATATACGGTCGCACAGTGTCTTATTTCTGTTAAGAACCCAGAATGCTCTGCAAAGGTTGCGGGGAACCATGATATCTCCATACTCATCAACCCCGTACTCATTCTCGAGAGAGTTCCACGAGCGCCATTTGACTTTATCACCGATTCTAATCATGAATTACTCCTTTCCGGGACGAGTGTGTTTCCCAGATGCTTACAGGCTTCTTTCCTTGAGATAGTTCTGAAGTTCATCATAGGAAAAGCACTCGTCGCTTATGAAGTCCTCCCAGGTCACATCGTACATCTCGTCCATTGAGTGATTTTTAGCATAGCGGCAGATTCCATCAGTAAACTGCAGTGTTGCGAGCAGAGTGTTCAGTTTGAGCGTTCCGCGGTACATGCGGAATTCAATTGTATTGCTGTTCTGGAGATTGATGGCGCGGTATCTATCTTCTCCATCCTTTTCGCGGCGCATCTTCCTAAAGACTTCAGCAGTGGAGTCTTCCTTCTTAAAGTCCGCGTAAGGTTTCTTTGCCCAATGGTTGATGTCGCCTCTACGACGGCGGCTAAACATCACAATCTGTTCCCAGAAGCGCTGGACAAGAATAATAACCTTGGAAATGTTCAGTTCCTGTGTGTCGAACGTTTCTCCGAAGAATGTGCGGTTTACATGGACATGTAGCCCACAAGTTCCCGCATTATGGCTTTCGTAGTCGTGACTACGAGCGGTGCCAATAACCTGTTCCCATCCGAGCTCGTGTGTGTGATATTCGAGAGAGCACGGATGTGTCACGATTTCGACACCATTGTCCTCAAGAGAGCCATCGTGCTTGCAGTAAATCTGCTTGCACTTGATTTCCGATGCAGTTTCTTCAGGGTCTTCACCTCTATCTATTTCGAGCTCGACACCCATGTAAAGGTCTCCTGACCCGTAAAATCGAGGTGTGGGTTTAAAGCTATAGTTATGTATAGCCATTCGCTCGGGGTTGCAACGCTCGCAGTAGTACTCGCCATTGAAAATATTTTCATCGAGCCTCCGAATCGACATTCCGCAGTCGCGACAAGTTGTCCACGCCGGAGCGCAGTTTGTGCAGATAGCGATGCCGCGTGAGTGGATTGAGATGTTTGCTCCGGAATAGTAGTTCCCGCAATCTTCGCATTCGAGATAATTTCCATTGCTTATGCACGCCGTGCATACAACGCGTTCCTCCGTGGTTCCCTTATTGACCATAACCCATAGCGAAGAATCGTGAAGAATCTCTCCGCGGTCAGAGCACACCTTCCACCCGTTTTCTGCTATACAGGGGTCACAGTAAAATCTGCCGCTTGAATCCTTTCGTAAGTCTTTAAGGTAGTGATATTCGCCGCACTGTGCACATTTTTTTACAAGTCCGGCATATACTTTCGAGAAGCGAAGCTTTCCAGCTTTGTAATCTGCTGGTATGCCAGTGAAATCACACTTGTCGCCAGGGTCGGCGGGTTCAAATTCTGTGTCAGATTCAGGGAGAGGCACGATTTCGCTCGGGTTGAGCATCCACCCGTGCCCGTATTCACATCTTCCCTTGCAGGTATGTAATTCATCCCGGAGATATTCCGGGACATCTTTAAACCTTACGCAGACGAGGTTGCGGTCGAGCTCGAACCCGATGACCGTGCCGACAAGTCCCGAGAGGTCTATACCATTTGTACCTGCTTCCGCGACAACAACCTCCATGCCTTCTGCAAAATCATTTATGTTCATTTTAATCCTCCTATTAATATTCTGTGGTGTGTATTTTAAATCTCCCGTGCCCTACGAACATTTCTGCCCCTAGTAGCCAGCCATCTATATTAATCACACCTGCGATATTATCGTCATAAGAATCCGGGACTTCCACAGATTCCCCACAGAGATAGCTCATGCCATCTACGAATTGCACCCGTGGGGTACAGATGATTCTAGTGCTATATGCTCCGAATTCATTAAACATGCTTTCCCAGGAACGGACACGAATCGTGTCTCCGGGTTTCCAGATTTCCATGCGTATCACCCCTTTACCTTAGTGCCATTCCGGGGCCACGTAGCTATAGTACTTTCTCCGAGCACGTTGAATATACGGTATACGTCGCTCAACTCCATCATGCCTTCACCCTTGATGTAGGCGTAGGCAAGTCCGAATTCATCTGTGTAGAGTTCGGCGCCTATGTATTCGGCATACTCGTCCGCCAGCATCTCTGTGCCGTCTTCAAGTTCTACCCAGTTGCCTATTGATGAAAGCTTGATAAAATAACGCCCGTCCCATTCGATATCGAAGTTGTTCTCCGAGCATCCTTCGGGAGAACTCGTCCAAGATGTCGTGCCAGCCCCGAGATAGCTCTCCCACATATCGGTGTTTGTTTTACGCAAGCTCTTTAAGGACGTGTACGAATAATCCCATAAATAGGGTACATATGTGCTATTGCTGTATATCATTCCTGTCTTCTCGTCCGTCACCCAGTTGCCGACTCTGGAGATATAGCCGTTGCCGTCCATGAACACCATGCGGCTACCCTCGATTGTGTTTCTGATGACGTCCAACATGTGCTTGTTCTTATAGAACTTGCGATTGTTAGACTTCATAGCAGACAGGACTTTTACGGAGTACATCATGGTGTCGGAGATATCAGAATCGCTGTCCATCGAGCTGATGATTCCATTGTGAGCGAACCCCACGTTGGTCTCGAAGCGCAGTGCTTTCAGCTCGTCCCGGTTTGAACTGACGGGGAAGGGATGTGTGTTTGCAGGATTGCGGCGCACACCGTGTGTTCCGATTCTGAAATGCATGATTATCGGTATTTCCTTGATATCGACCTGCTTTGCAAGTTTGTCAAGGTCTTTTGTGAGCTCTTTAAGCTTCATAAAGCCCTTGCGGATATGTACTTTGCCGTCAAGAGGGAACATATATCCCGCTCCGTCGGGGTTGTTGTTCCACATGTTGTTAAGCGTCTCCAGGTCGGGCATAGCCACGCCCTTTTCCTTAATTGCGATAATGCACATTTATTATTCCTCCTCGTCGTAGTCTTCTTCGTCATTCCTTATCTGAATTTCGCGCCGTTCCAGGTATTCCCTCATAGTGTCAAATTCAGAGAACTCTTCGCTGTCGAGAAAATCATGCAGGGATACGTTAAGAGTTTCCTCGAGCGAATGATTCTTTACCCAGTGGCAAATACCGTCCACGAGCTCGAGCGTTGCAATAAACGTGCTGTACTTGAGCGTACCACGGAACAGGCGAAACTCGATGGTCTGGCTGTTTCTGATGTTAATTGCTCTATAGCGGTCACTACCGGCACGGGAAATCTTATCCGCTATCTCGTCATCGTTGTCTCCGGCGACGATTACTTCCTCGTCAAAAGGCTTATGAGCCCACCGCCCAAGCTGGTGCTCTGTCCGCCTGCTGAAGGGGATCATGAGAGAGTCCCAGAACCGCGAGACAAGAATTATAATTCGTGCCGCAGCGAAATCAGACACATCTCTGTACTCGCCGAAGAATGCTCGGTTAACATGGACGTGCAAACCGCAAGTTCCTGCGTCGTGACTAGTGAACCCATTCTGCAGGCATGTGCTCATGATGTCCTTCCAGTCGAAATCCTTATGAGATTCAAGAGTGCGGGGGTGGGACACAATTTCGAATCCGTCGCTGGACAGGCTTCCATCTTCCTTGCAGTAGATATCGTCCTCATCCCAACTATTTGCGATGCAACCTGTGTCGTTTCCGTCGTCCACCTCTAATTCGACTCCCATGTAGAGTGGTTCTTCGCCGTCTGGGGTAGTGTGTTTCCAACCGCCGTACCCGATTCGGTGGAAAATGGGCGAAGGCTTGTACCCATAATCGTGAACACCGCTACTGTGGTCGTCTATGCAGCCGTCACAGTAATAGTAATCGCCGACCCAGCCTCCCTCGTCTGAATCACAAATACGGTCGCAGTCATTACATCTGTGATAATCGTAACGGTCATAGCAATCCTCGCAGACGACATTTCCATTGCCGTCCATAAACACATTAGCTCTGACGAAGTATTCGCCACAATGATCGCAACAGTAATAGTTTTCGTCTCGGCATCTATCACAAACGCGGGCGTCGATGTCCGATATCCAGGTTACATCGTCACTCGGGATGTATCTCCCGCAGTCGTGGCACTGCTGAAAGTATTCGCCAAAACATTCGGTATCAAAGTACCGTCTGATCCGGCTAAAGTCCTCGGGTCTTTTGTTTACTAAATAGCCATCGTAGCCGCAACCGTCGCACTCGACTTCAGCAATGACTTCCTGCCCCAGCTCAAGCACTACGCCACAGTCGTAGCAAGTAGCCTCGGGGTCGCCTTCTTCCAGAATAAAGGAATAAAATTTTATAAACATGATATCCTCCTTATTTTACCGCCTGCGGATAATAGCATCCGCGGTCACGGTCGAAATGGTATAAAGTTAATTGGATATTTCGCTCGTGGCAAGCGTTGATTACCGCCACGCAGGCGACAGTGAGACCCGTGACGTAAAGGTCGAGCTCGGTCACACCGCGGAGCACAAATCTTGCTTCATTTTCGAGCCCTTCCACGTCTAGAGGATTAACAGCGTGGTCGAACACGCTGCCGTCCACGCCGGGAGTGAAATGCCGCCCGGCGCAGAGAGTCAGCTTTCTTTTCAAGGTTCTACCTCCACGTCTATCCCGGTAATCTGCTTGAAGATAGCCGGGTCAAAATTTGGGATAGCTTTGATGACTGCCTTATCTTCTTCACTAAGCCCGCGCCACCAGATAATCGCACATTCGGAATTATCCAGCTTTTTCAGATAGCCGCCGGTTGTTCTAGCCTCGGGGTGCGTTGTCTTTTCCTCGTCAGACATATCCTCAAAGTAAATCCAAACAAGGATTCTGCAATTAATCTGATTAAGTAACGCACGCGGCTCGCTGTCAAGCCAGTCGCGATAAGTCCATTCGGAGGGCTTATCAAATAGATAAATCTTTGGTTCTGCTGTGTTAAAGCAACCATTCGAGAAGTTACAGCTGTTCCAGCTACCGCTGTTCCCGTTGCCGCTGTTCCAGCTACCGCTGTTCCCGTTGCCGCTGTTCCCGCTACCGCTGTTCCCGTCACCGCTGTTCCCGTTGCCGCTGTTCCCGTTGCCGCTGTTCCCGATGCCGCTGTTCCAGCTACCGCTGTTCCAGTCACCGCTGTTCCTGTTGCCGCTGTTCCAGCTACCGCTGTTCCTGTTGCCGCTGTTCCCGTAACCGCTGTTACCGTAACCGCTGTTACCGTAACCAGTATTCACGATTTCAAGTAGCTCCGCCCACGGGATTTCGCGGACAATCTCCAGCTTGTCCGTGCAGCACTTATCGTCGTCCTCGAGAACCTTGCCATGCGCGATTACTTCAGCAACGTGGTTATTGGGGTCGAAATCGTAATAATTGAAGCAGTCTGCTGCTTTCTTGCAAAAGTGCATGCCTTTTGAGCAAACACTTATGTCACCGGGGTCTTCGAATATGCCGGGGCAGGTATACTGCTTGTCCCGACATGTCCAGTCAGGGTTAAATACCTTGTAGCCTTTTACGATGTTCTCCATGATTAATCCTCCTTGAAATACCAGTCGAGTTCGCCGTTGTCCTTTAAGCGATTAAGCTCGGCAACGACCTCCTGCGCTCTCTGTCTGCCCTGAATCACAACGCCAGAGGGGCAGAACGCCTCATAGTCTATGTTGGCAGTGCAAAAGGCATTAGAACTATAGTCATACTCGACCTGCCACGTGTCGTCGTCATCCCTTTCATTTGTGGGTAAGTTGCCGCCAGCAGCTATGTTGAGCTGTCCTATAAGCCAGAGAAGCTTTGTCTTTCTGGCGATTACGTCTGCATGCTTCCTCGATTGCCACATATTGAAGTTGTCGAACTGGGAGTCAAGCACCGTAGCATCAACCCCTCCAAATGTAATTGAATGACCGGATATGTTCACCACATAATAGTGAGAATTCATTTCAGCCTTCCATCTGGAATCGGCGAGTGTCTTGAGAGGAGCCAGATTCTCCTCGCTCTGAACGATATAACCGCACGGGTATAGCCGCGTTCCATCTTCGATGTTAACTAAGTACAGAGGCATTTCCAGCCCCTCAATCACCCCTCGAATCTTACCGCTGAGACCGTATCCTAGGGCGCCTTCAGCCGTTACCTTCACGGCGTCGCCAACTTTAAACTCCATAAATTACCTCCTAGTGTATCTGCGGTCATAGACCACGGTTTTTCTTAGCCCATTGCCGATTGTTATAGACTCGACTCCGATTATTACATCGTCCGCAAGCTCGTCGGTACCTCTCGTGTCGAACTCAACAGACACTCTCGCACCCTGCTCGACCCCGCAGTGACCATAAAGCCACTCGTGACCGTCGTCCGTGCGAATGGTGACATCTGCGCCGACTTCGACAACTGTGCCTGTTGCGTGGCGCGTTTCAACGCCGTGGTTTCTGCCTCCCACCAACAGTGTGAGTGCAAGCACGCCGACCAGAAGCAGGCAGGCGTGTTCTGTCCTGAACTGCATTACATTACCTCCTTTACGATGGCTATGATTGTAGCCGCTCCGCTGTTACCCTCGATACTGATATCGCGCCGAGCTACTCCACCGTTGTCAGTAGCCTCGTCGATTTCGACCCATTCGCCTGTAGGGTCTTTGTGGTATTTGAGCCGGAGCAGGTTCTTGCCTGCGCGGGTCTGGTTTAACGCTACGAACAGGGCGTTGAGCATTGTCTGAATATCGCCTGTCATTCCTCTTCCTCCTCCGCGTATTCGTTATCGAGCCACTCGTCGTAGCACGCAGGTGCCGAACCTGCATAAGCCGGGTCTGCGTGGTCATCAGCCCAGTCCTTGAGATACTCAATGTACCTCGCCCATGATTCTTCGCTAGCTACGTTGTGGAACGAAGCCCACCTTATGGATTCCATAGATATTCCTCCTTAAATCGTTGCGTTGATGTTCAGACGGTTCCAGTCAGCCAGATAAACGCTGACAGACCTGCCGTTCTTGGTGAGCGTGATGAATTTTCCGGTCACGCGCCGGGTCAGCTCTGCCGGACTTGTAACGCCCAGTGCTCTGCGGATACTTATTTCTCTCGCCTCCTTTAGTATAATAGTTTTCGTTTGCATCTGACTGCAGGCTTGCATGCATGGTTATGCACACTTAACTGCAAAGGACTGCAAACTTCGTCCTTGCCGTCACACCAGTCCACTGGCGGACGAGAATTGCAAAATTCTGGGTCATGAACACCTCCTAAATCCCAGATATGCCGAAATATGGCATTTGATGGTCAAAAAAATAGCCAGCTTGTGCTGACTTGCTTGGACGGGCGAAATTGCCCGATATATAACGGGGATAACGCTCCCCGTGGGCGGGTCAGTCGATTACGTAAATGGTCAGCGGTTCGGGACCCCTTTTGAGATGGATTACTTCGTCGTCAGGGCAGAATCTGCCGTGAAATCCCAGTTCCCATGCCCGTGCAATGCTAACAGGCAAGTCACGCCGATAAATTCGCCAAGTGTGATACATGTTTACCTCCTAATTGCGTTTTATGCGTAATAGCATGGCTCACCACCGCGCATAAACTGGAATTCGTTTGCGGAGTAACAACCAGCCCAGTTAAACAGCCGCGCGTTGCGGTCGAGGTCACAAAGTTCGCGGATATTCTGCTCAAGCTGTGCAGGTACTGGCGTGGGTTCAACCTTGAGCCAGTCAGCCAATGAGCCCGCATAGTGTTCGGGCTCAGCGGGGAAAATGCCAAGGCGCACTGTCTGAGTGTCGCCTTCTACCCGCGTATAGGCGCGGATATTGCGTTCAGCGCAAAGCATAGCAATACGCGCCATATGGAAATAGTTAGTCATAGAACCTCCATTCGGTTTTTCAGTTCGGGCACAATTTGCCCGTGGCGGCGGTCTTGTTTAGTGTCGCGACCGCTAAACGACAGGGCATAATCACGCAGACTTCTTCTCTGCCTTGGAAGCCTTTTCAGCCTTGGACTTCTCGGACAGCTTTTCAACTACGTTGGTCGCGATTGTGGACGGAGTAAGCCCATGTTCGGCGCTGTTGAGTATTTCAACCAGCATAGAATTAGACCCCGCCTTTACAGACTCGTCCAGTTTCGCCGTCGCTTCGTTAAAAGCCTTAGTCACTTCTGACTCAGCTTTTTCGGCGATGTCAAAGGACCTTTCCGCGCCTTTAAGCTGGTTCTCCACGTCCTTGTATTCCGCTGTGTCATTTTTGAGTTTAGACAGGATATTTTTAAGCATAGTTATCCTAGCGGGCGTAGTTTCGCGGATAGTTGTGTTGCGTTCGAGCGCAATACGAGCCTTGAAGTAGTCAAGCGATGCCGTGTCGGAATACTGGTACTCCACAGCACAGTTGAAAAGGCATACTTCTACTGCACGCCTGAACACCTCGCCGGACGACTTGTCAAAACTGGTGCATACGTCCTTAACGGTTTTTGCGGCAACTCTGGTTATTGCGAATGACCCAGCAGTGATGTGACCTACGCTGCCCATTACGCCGTTGATGAATTCGGCTATAGCCTTATTAACAGCCGAGCCTCTGTCATCGCGTGCCAGCTTGAAACAGTCCTTGTGAAGCTGGTTAACCTTTGCGATATAGTCCTTGAATTCTTTTTCAGCCAGTTCGGGCATGTTGGGGCATACCGCTTTGAAGTCGTCCAGTACCGTAGGCTTGTGGGACAGACTGCGCCCGTTCTTCTCCTGGTTTTCCTTGGACTTGGACAGGCTTCTAGCTACAGCCAGAACAATGGCGCCCGTAACGATGGTGTTGATAGTGGTATTAGCGTTTTTCATAGAATATTCTCCATTCCCCGCGTTAGCGGATAATTATAGTGTACCCTTTTAACCTCATGCGGTCTGTAGGGCATAAAAAGGCGCGCCGTATTTCAGACGCGCCAATGATGACGTTTTGATAGAGCTATACCCTTTTCCCGTGATAGTTGCCAGTTATCCCGGGAAACCCTTTTAGCTTCGGCGGTTATGTAAACAGAATGCCACTTGTACAGCGAACACGTACTATCCCGACTATGGACTAGATAGTTGATACGGCATTCGATGCATACGTCCCCCGTAACCTATTCTAATCCGGCGCTACATTCTTTTAGCTATAGTTGTGGCGTGACCATCCCATAACGGCGTTGAGTATAGTGACCCGGTCGCGATTTGTACTCAATACCAGCGCCCATTATCCGCGGGCGCCCGTCGCGGTTATTTTTAGCGTGCTACTTGTATCTTGCAAAAGTTATCCATAGCACTATGCAGGTCAAGAGTATAAATCACGCCTTGCATGGTTTACACTATACCCGGTTTGTACTCAAGACACATTTAGCGCCTTGAAAAGGGAATTCCGAAATATCCTTCCTGTTTTTATTTCGTTTTCTTTTTTCCCTTGCAAGAATAGACTAACACGGAAGTACCTGGAATTCAACGGATTTCAGATAAAGTCGAAAATCTATTTTGGCTAGTGTTCATGCGGGTTCACGGCTCTACTTGCAAAAATAAGAGTCTTTGAAGTAAGGGGGGTTAAAATCCACTCAAACGGCTTTGTTATGCGGTCTGGCGTCTAGGAGGTGGTCTCCTTCACTCACAGCCCACATTTTCGGTCACTCCTTTCTCCATGCGGTCTCACAGCCTGTATCCGATGCTACTTTTTAAATGAATCCTTAGGGTAGAATGCCAGCGAGCCTGCATGACAGCACAGTTTGCGCCGAGAGCATAGTTGTGAAAACTGTTCATGCGTGGCGTTTGTACGGAACGAGGTTAGATTGTTCAAGAGGAATCCGTAGAGATAGCGGGCGTGGATTGTTTGTTAATGCGGGTTGCGTGGCTTATCGCAGTTCGTGGGAACCGAAGTCTGTATTATTTGCAGAGCCAGAAACTGTACTATATTAATAGGTGGCTTGTTGGAGAACCTACGGAGGAATCTTCTGCGTGGAGTACTGCGAGTGGCTCAGAAAAGGAAAGAAAAAAATTTTTTGCGTTTTCCGTAGAGATTTGCTCTTTTTCTCTACGGATTTTTTTATTTTGCTCTTGTTCTGCGTAGATGCATGTACGCTGTGTACAGCATGATATACGGGCACTGTCCTCCGGCAAGAAGTAATTTATGTATGTTTTTTTATGAGCTACTGTTACCGATTGCCCCTTTGTTCATACTGACTCAATATATGAAAAGTTACAAACACCCCGCAAACCCTTTGATAGACTCACATTTTTTCGCCTCGTCCCTATTTAAGGAAGAATGAGTACAAAGCAAATAGGAGATTATCACGCATGAATAAATATGGGAGCAAAACATAGTACGGGAGCAGTGAAAGCTTAGGCCATTTTAGTTGCACGAATAAAGTATCTCTACAAACTAATATTTTTATTTTTTTCGTATTATACTCTTGACAAAGTAACTGACTTGTGCTATACTCTATACAGAGGCGGGAGCTAACCCGCCTCGAACAAAGCGTCAACGAGTTAGCGTGTGTCGCACAGAAAGGAACTGCTATGGAAACAAAAATATTTATAATAGACGAGATGATGGGAGGTGGTAAGACCTCGGCAGCGATTAACTATATGAACAACGCTCCTGAGTCTGAACGTTTCATATTTGTTACGCCGTTTCTATCCGAGATAGAAGAGCGAGTGATACCTTTGTGTGAAGCAAAGAACTTCGTGACACCAGTTTCTGCCAAAGGGGAAACAAAGCTTAACAGCTTAGTGGCTATGGTAGCTGATGGAAGAAATATCGCGACGACACATTCGTTGTTTGACCGTATGACACCTAAGCTTGCTGCACAGATTTCGAAGATGAATTACACGTTAATAATGGACGAGGTTCACGAATCAATAAAAGATTTCGCAATCTCGAAATATGATAGAGATATACTGCTGTCCTATTACGCGTCTATTGATGAACATACTGGTGCTGTTGTATGGGACCCGGATATGCAGGATTATATCGGTAAATTTTCTCAGGTTAAGTACATGTGCGACACCAGACAGTTGTATTGCAATGGAGGCACCTCTTTTATCAGAACATTCCCGCCGAAGATATACACCACGTTCAACAAAGTGATAATTCTTACTTATATGTTTCAGGCTCAGGTGCTGAGGTGCTTTTATGACCTGAATTCTATAAGCTACAGCAGGCTTTATGTTGAAAGGAGAGATGGTGAGTTTTTCTTTACGGATAAGAGACAGCAGATAGAGACTCGTACGGACTATAGGAATCTTATTCATATTTTAAACAACACAAAGATGAATAGGGTCGGGATGGATAAATATTCCCTGTGTGTCCAGTGGTACGGAAAGGCGAAAGGAGAACAGCTACAGGAAATAAAGAATAACATGGTGAATTTCTTTATCCACATTGTAAAGGGGAAATCCCGTGATAATATGTGGACAGCGTTCAAGAATACAAAGCAAGCTCTTACCGGGAAAGGGTACACCAAAGGGTTTGTACCATCTAGGGTCAGAGCGACAAACAAGTTTCGGGAAAGGGTGAATGTGGCTTATCCAATCAATATATTCTTAGACCCTTGTTTGAAGCGATTTTTCAGCGCCCACGACATACATATCGACGAAGACCAATACGCGATGTCTGAAATGCTCCAGTGTCTCTGGCGGTCGGCGATTCGCGACGGCAAGGAGATTTGGGTCTATATTCCCAGTGCGAGAATGCGTGGGCTTCTTGAACAGTGGATTGAAGATAACTCGCCCGCGGCTGATATATCTAATAAGGAGGCAGTATAATGGACAAAAAAGTTGTGTTTGTGTGCTCACCGTATTCCGGCAACGTGGAAGAGAATCTGCGGATGGCAAGGGAATATAGCAGAAGCGTTGTGGATAGGGGTTGTGTACCGGTGACACCACATCTGATGTATCCGCAGTTCATGAACGATAATAACTCGGAAGATAGGGCGAAGGCTCTGGACATGAATAAGAGACTCATAGAACACTGTTGCGATGAAGTGTGGTGGGTTGGCAAATCGCAGACCTCCGGCATGAGGGAAGAGTTACTCTACGCTGAATCTCTGGGCAAGCCAATATTTAAAGGGAATCTCCCGCGCAGATTTATTATCATGACTAACGGGTATAGCGGCTGCGGCAAGGACACATTTTGCAGAATGGTTCATGACGCTGTGTGTGACGAGGATTTTGTTGCTGAGTTCGGGGAGACTTTCTTCCGGCGTTATAGCTACGTTGAATGCACACGTCAGATGTTAAGGGGAGCAGGGATAGATATTACTCATAAGAGTGACGAACTTCGGGAACTTATGGTCAAGGTTAATGCGGCGCTTGAGGAGTATTACGATTTTCCGTTCAGGGACGTATGCAGGGTGATCGACGAACAGATTCCCGTCGGGTATAGCAACCACATCGTCATGGTCGACGCGCGTGACCCTGATGTGATTGACAGAATTGTCAGGACTTACAATAACGTGCTTACGCTGCTGGTAAGGCGTTCCGAGGTTTCTGCAGGAGTAGGAGATGAATACGTTGACAACTACACTTATGATGTGGTAGTGGATAACAGGAGTCCTGCGGAGTTGAAGTTATTTGCGGAGAAATTTGCGAGGGCTTTGCTTTCGACACCGTGTGACTGGGAACCGAGATTTCAGAAAGAACGTATTCAGAAGATACTGGACTTCCGGATAAAGTAAGCTAGGCTACTCAGTTTAGAGTAGGGAGATATGTAAGGAGGAATAAATATGAGTAACGAAATACAGATTTTCACAAATGAGGCATTTGGTAACGTTCGGGTTGTTGTTGACGGAGATAAGACTTTGTTCTGCGGTTCAGATATCGCAAAGTCACTTGGATATGCGAGACCTGCGGACGCAGTTACGGCTCATTGTAAAGGGGTCTGCGTTTTACCGACCCCTTCCGTTGGCGGCGTTCAGAACACGAAATTCATTTCAGAGGGTGATGTCTACCGCCTGATAACACACAGCAAACTCCCGGCAGCAGAGCAGTTCGAACACTGGGTATTTGATGAGGTGCTCCCATCAATCAGGAAGCACGGGTTGTATGCAGTTGATGAATTATTAGCAGACCCTGATGTTGCTATAAAGGCTTTCACGGCGCTTAAAGAAGAACGGGAGAAACGCAAGGCACTTGAGATTAAAGTAAAGGAGGACGCTCCCAAGGTTTTGTTCGCTAATGCCGTAGAGACCGCGCATACTTCAATCCTTATCGGCGACCTTGCAAAGATACTTCGTCAGAACGGAGTACATACTGGACAGAAACGTCTGTTCGAGCTTCTTCGGAATGAGGGATATTTGATGAAGCGTGGTGAGTCCTATAATATGCCAACGCAGAAGGCGATGGAGCTCGGACTGTTTTAGGTCAAGGAACGTACGATAAAGAACCCGGACGATACGACTATGTTAGTACGCACAACAATGGTTACAGGGCGTGGACAGACATACTTCGTGAATAAGTTTCTGTCTGGAGAGAGCGCAGATTATAGCATAGTGGCAAATATGTGAGGAGGGGTTAGTGTGAACATTTTGTTGATGATTATATGCGCTTTAGTTTGGACGGCTTTATTTGCCTACCAGATTAGATTTGAGCCGTGGAAGCCTGTAGAGCGGGTGCTTAACCTAATTATGGCGCTTTTGTTTGTACTCGGCGCCGTGGGTGCTATTTTGTTCCGTTTAGGCGTTATTGGGTAAGGAGGAATATATGAATGACGAAATCCCGGTGTTTTCTTCGAAATTATTTGGCAACATTCATGCTTTTGAGGAAAATGGCATGGTGTATTTCTATGGCGCGGAGGTTGCAGAAATTCTGGGGTACGAAAATGTCTTTGAAGCTTTGGATTCGTGTCCGCAACTTTCTGGCAGCGATGGTTTCTCCGTTCGAGATTGCTATATTCCTGAACACAGTGTGTGTCATCTTGTACATAATAGTAAATCTCCTGACGCCAGAATATTTGAACTGTGGCTTTTCAACTGCGTGATTCCGCTTCTACGGGCTGATACAATCCGTTGCGTCGCAAGGGAGGGTTTAAGATGAGAGATATCGTTCTGAATATAATTTCCGCTGTAGTTGCACTGGCGGTCGCCGCTATAGTCGTAATTTGTGTAGGGACTTCTGACGGGTCTCTGACGGACAAGGTCACGATGTTTTCGGCTATAGGGGCTATGCTTTTTGCGGGGGTGATATTCTTCACTGTCTTTTTCTTTGAAGAGCTTATCATTACTAACATAACAGCGGATATAGATGCAGAGAGGATAATTAAGGAGCAAGAGAAACGTATCAAGTCTAATGTACTTGATTTAAATAAGGAGACAAAGAAGTGAACGAGTTTGATTACGAAGATGAGTTCTGCCGCGAAGTGGAAGAATCCGCGCGGCGTTATCGTGAGGAGCGGGCGAAATATACCAGTAAGCCTACTCGTACTGATATAAGAGAGACGAAAAAGTTGCTAGCGCAGTTTGGGCTGAGAGGAGTTGAGATACCCGAGTTACCTACATACTGTGCACTGGAACGGTGGCGCAGGGAATATATCGTGCGCTATCTTGATGAGGAGGTGCGCGATGACTAACAGACCAATTCGAGTGATGAAGTTCAAGTCCGGGCGGCTGAAGGAGTTCGGCTATAAAATCAACATTACATACGATGAGGCTCGTTCTCTGGGGGAGGTAATAAAGCTGTTTGACGGGCAGATGTTGCGGATTATCCGGGCAGTCCGTAAGAGAACGATAGATTTCGACCGGGTGGACAAGATGTACCGCGAGTGTCGAATGATAACAAAGAAGCTTGCCAAGCATATCCCTCCCGGGTACTCCGCAGAACTCACCCAGCGCATGGAAACATTGCAGGGACGCATAGAGCGGACATTGTTCATGCCAGACTTCGTACTTGTAGAGATGGAACATAATGCTCATTACAAGAAGATATTCTATGATGGTGTGACAATAAATGGTAAACTATACAGGCGATTGAGCTGCTCGGCTTCCCAGGCTCGCAAATCGACCGTAGTGTTGTGTAACGTCGAAGTACTTGACGAGGTTCGTCGGAGGCTGGAGAACGACAGAGACATCACGGTGCCGTTAGCTCCGAGTAAGTTCAATGCTTATTTCGGGCTTTACGGCTCGAGTACGCAGGAAGTCAGCGAGCCACGATTCTGTGTTGTCCCCGATTATGAGAACGATGAAACATTTAAAGCGTACTACGTTAAGGAGCAGGATTACGACCGGGACGACGACATAGAAGTCCGTGACGTAACGCTTAAAATGAATCGCACGGACGGCATGGGGCTTATTTCTCCTGAACAGGCTCGAAAATGGGCGGACGAGCTTGGGCTGAAATATGTGCCGTCTGAGTTTGGAGTGCGGCAGGCATTTATTAAAGGTATGCTCGCAGTGTTTGATTTCCGCGAGTTCTGCGCGGAGAAGAACGGCGGATGCTACCTCGTAGATACTGTTTACAAGGACGAGAACGGCGATCCGGTCAAAGCGGATTTGCGCGAGGTGGATATCATACTTTCAGAATCGCAGTTCAAGCTATGGAACTGCTACAAGAGTGTCGGGGACTATGTGAGCAAGTGCCATAAGAATGGTCTTAGCTGGGGAGTGCCGCAGTACTCTCCGGAGAAGCCGAAGAACATTCTCAAAATGAACTACCAGTTCCTGCAGACGCTTGCCCTTAATGAACAGAAAGTTGAGAAGCTGACCGCTACATTTGAGGACTGGATTCGTGGAGTAAGCTATGACAACGCAGCGTACATGACGCTGTTCCTTATGGGAGTCAATCTGAACGAGTCGATGATTCGAGGATTCCTCCACAGCCCTGCGCCGGAATGGGAGAAAGCTCTTATAGTCTGCCCGGAGATGAAGAATGATAAGTATATTCGCGGAAAGGTTCGCGAACTTATCAGCAAGAAGATTCAGGCGGGGTGTCTCGGTGAGATTTACCTTAACGGTAATTTCCAGACTCTTGTATCAGACCCGTATGCATTTGCCCAGCATGTGTGCGGGTTAGAGCCTACGGGGCTGCTGGGTAAGGGGCAGATGTATTCGGGATACTGGAATAGCAAGGGCGTAAAGAGAATCGATTGCATGAGAGCGCCGCTGACATTCCGCAGTGAGCATGTGGTCGATGAGCTTGTGATGAATGAGGAGACGGAGAAATGGTATAAGTACTTACAGCATGGGTTGATTATCGGGTGGCATGGTAACGAGACATGTAGGCTGGCTGGCTCAGATTTTGACTTGGATATAGCCGCTTCCGTGGCGGACGAAACAATCATCGACAGTACATACAAAGACGAGCTGACGATGGTGTATGATGTCCCCAAGCCTTCCAAGAAAATCTTTACGGAAGAAGATTTGTACAACTCAGACTTGTTCGGTTTTGGCTCGATAATCGGGTCGATAACCAACAAGAGTAGTTCTGCCTATGCGCTGATTGATAATCTGGATAAGGATACGGAGGAGTACAGGGTCACTCATTCTAGACTTGTCCAGTGCTGTAAGGCACAGTCAGCACAGATTGATTCGATGTCGAGTCCCCTCATACAGTAATGTATGTCGGAACGCAGTGAACCAGCAAATGCTGGGTGTACGGCTCGCGTGTAGTACCCGCAGGAAATGGCGGCTAAGAGCTGTGCTGACCGGGGAACCTAAGTCGGAAGATATGGCAATCCGGTGGTATTGGTTTACCCAGTACTCAATCGACTATCCCGCAAGGGAGTACAGCTATGGTGAAATGCCGTAGCTGGAAGTGCTGCGCCCCTCTTATGAGGGTGAAGATATAGTCAAGTCCCCTAATAAATATCGGGAAACCGAGGGTATTAACGAAGACAAAAATAGGCAGGGCGGTAAAGGGTATCCCGAAAATCTGGACGCGATTCAGACATGTTGACGATGAAGATCCGGACGATATTAAAGCAGATAAGAAGTTCCATAACTCGATTCTGCTGGACAGATATCCCTACTTCTTTATCTATCGGTATCCGGAATGCCGAAAGGAATACAACAGCTATAAAGACAGGGTTGAAATAAGTTGCAAGCAGAAGTTTGGTCTGACTCTCGAACAGCTTGAACTTATTAAGAATAAAACAGACGAGCAGAAAGCACTGTTGGAAAACTATTACAGATATATGCCGGTGATTATCAGTAACTCGCCTATGAATCTGATATGCCGCCGCATAGAAAAGATTTCCAAGGAGATACAGCTTAAAGCGAGAAAAGACGAGTTTGACTACTCGATACTTAAATATGAAGATGTCGAGTACAGCAAGGAAGAATACAAGATAGTAGCAAAGGAGGTTAGAAAATATATACAGGCTCGGCGAAGCGCGGCGGTCAATGCGGCGGCTGGCGTGGAACAGGACGAGTACTCCCCGGGCTATTCAGAGACGAGCGAATATCAGGAAAGTGAATTCCTGAAGATACTCCCGGACGTTCGGGTCACGATAAATATTCTCATTGATTATTTCTACCGCGATCACGTTACGACCAGCAGAGACCTGCTGTGGGGAGTATTCGGCAGATACATTGTTGAGCACCTTAAAGGAGAAACGGTGGCGCTTCCGCTGCCGGACGAGAATGGAGATATAGAATACATGGGTGAAAGGTATTCTATGACGGAAATCAAAGTGGAGTGATACGCGTGAAGAATTACAAATACAGAGAACACGAATACGCACGGACTGTTCTGGAACATGGCTTCCAGACATCGCATACCGGAAGGGAGCTGAGACTCGCGGCGATGTACTGCCGCGAGGTATTCAACCTTGACAAGGCGGGAGTCCGCAGAAAGACGACAGAGCTTTGCGGAAAGTACCTCCCGGATTACAACGAAGCCCGCTATTACAAGCTTGTAAACTATGCCGTGCGCGAAGCATTTAAGAAAGGGAATATACTTATTTCAATAGAGGAGATTCAGATATACGCCGGAGAGCTTGACTATATCGAGAGTCTTTCTGTGGGGCGCGAACAGAAGAAGGTCTTGCTTGCACTGCTGGTCTGCCGCAAGTTGAGCAAGGAGGTTTACGAGCGGAAGAACGACTTACCTTATACTAATATATGCTTCGGCGGCGGCAGGGCTAAGTATTCAGAATTGAAGAAAATGAGCAATATCCCCACGGGACTGGATATCAATTCTGATATAATCTCAGTCCTGTGTTGGGAACGACTTATCAACGTGCTTCACAACGGGCTTATAACGCTCGACTGGATTTATAATACCAGCGAGACGGGCGATATCGTGCTGAGGATAACCGACTTTCAGAACGTAGGATTATATTACGATAGGTTGCACGGAGACCGGAACATCAAGGAGTGTTCAGTGTGCGGCGGGCTTTACCGGGTCAGAGTGAATAATCAACGATATTGCTGTAAGGAGTGTTCGGTTGAGGCAGACCTTATAAAAGCGAGGGCACGCGCACGCCGTCGGCGCATGGCAAAGGCAGGCTGACAGAGGTTTAAGCGCGTATCGCTTACGGAAGTTCGATTCAGGCAGAGCCCGCGAGCCTGCATAGCAAAGCCGTTTGCGGGATTTTGCCTGACTCGTATATTATGAATAGGAAATTACTTCTGGCATCGCGGAAGTAAAAACAACGAGATAATTGACAAGGAGATTTAATATGGAAACAACAAAGACAACCAAGTGCATTATGAACCCTGCCGTAGCAAGAAAGCTGCTTCGTGAGGGAAACCCTATCATCGACATCAAAGCAAACAGGTCGGACAAGGACAGAACTGTTTTCATCTTCGAGCGCACTGAGAAGTTCGAACAGGATTTCGTTAAGGTCACTGCGAAGCCCGCGGCATCTGTCGGAGCTATCGGAGCTTTCGACCCGGCGTTCTTCGAGGGAACTGACGGCAATATGTCAGAGATGTGAGGTGCATCATGGGTAAAGGAATACAGACCAATAAGGGGCTAAAGGCGTGCGGCGTATATTATTTCGATGAGGAATCGGGAAAGTCGTACATTGATATTATCGACGACGAGGGCGAAACGTCTTCGATTTCTATTGAGCGACTGATGAAGATGTTCGAGGACTGTGAGGTCGAGATAAAGGTGAACGTCACCGGGGGTCTCGATGGTCGATAAGTTAGAACTTGAAATCCGTAAGGGCGAAAGTGAGCGTCAGTATATCTGGCGCTTACACAAGTTCGTCAACAACGGTGATATGACATGGAATGAGCTGGCAGACGCGGTGAACACGCACTGGCGCGAGGAGGAAGATGAGTACTTCGGCGAGAGTGCCTACCGTAAGCCTGTTCAGCAGGCGGAGGCTTACTACCTCGATGTGTTCTCCAAGATGAGGAGCGAGGGGTACAGCAAGGAACTTGAAGAACAAAAACGCGAATTGGAACAGGCTAAAATTCAGCTTCGTGATGAGCGCCGAGCATGGCAGGAACAGAATGCTTCTGCGGCAAGAGTTACCCAGAAACTGGATTATCTTGAAGAATGCCTGTCGGAATCCGGGAAGGTTCAGTTCGCGGATATAAAGCCGGACTGGGATATCAGTGCCAAATCCATGGTGGTGTGTCTGTCTGATTTACATATCGGTCAGACTTTCGATTCGTGCCTTGGTTCGTACAACACTGATATTGCAAAGAACAGGCTTGAGAAGTATCTCAGGGAGATTCACAGGATTGCTTCGACGCACGGTGTGTCGGACTGCTATCTGTTCTGTCTCGGCGACCAGATATCCGGGAATATACACAAGCGGATTTCCGTAACGAATCGGGAGAACGTTATCAAGCAGCTGACGACCGCGTCGGAACTGATATCATCGTTCTGCTATGAGCTGTGTCAGATTTTTTCACGCGTGAGCATGGCTTCTGTCGGCGGGAATCATTCCCGTCTAGACAAGAAGGACGACGCTCTGCACGATGAGCGACTTGACGACCTCGTTGCATGGTATGTGAAGAATATGCTCGGGCATGTGCAGAATTTCAGCTATATTGAGAACACTCTGGACAGCGGTATTGGCTCCGTAAATATAAAGGGCAGGGAATACCTGCTGGTTCACGGGGACTACGATACGACTGACAAGCACGGTGTTGCGGCGCTCGCCGGACTGGCGGGCTATTTCCCGGAAGCGGTTTTCTGCGGGCATAAGCATTTCCCGGCGTTTGCCGATACCGGAAGAGTGCGTGTAATACAGAGCGGTTCTCTTGCCGGTGCGGGTGATGACTTTACAATTGAACACAGGCTGACTGGCAGACCGAGCCAGACGGTTTGTATCTGTTCGACTGGCGGCATTGACTGCATGTATCCGGTTGATTTGAGTTGAATATGAGAGCCTTGATATGAATGGACATACCGGTGCGAGTAAAGAAACTCAGTCCTGCTTTGGGACTGGGTTAAATCAAAGAAGCGTCATATGTACAGTGGAAAGGCTCTTGCAATGGTCGAAGATGCGAAAGTAAAATGGTAAATTAATAAGGAGAAATTATTATGAGTGAAGTAACAAGTATAGTTGAAGTTTTCAAGAATGAGGAGTTCGGAGAAATCCGGACGATTCAGGAGAACGGCAGGGTTCTGTTCTGTGGTAGGGATATCGCTCTAGCCCTCGGGTATTCAAACACGAAGGACGCGCTTGCAAGACATTGCAAAGAAGATGGGGTAGCGTTTCACGACCTCATCGACAACATAGGCAGAGAACAGCAGGCGAAGTTCATCACTGAGGGTAACGTCTATCGTCTTATCGTTCACAGCAAGCTTCCTTCTGCGGAAAAGTTTGAGAAGTGGGTATTCGATGAGGTTCTCCCTTCAATAAGAAAGCACGGTCTTTACGCCGCCGACGAGTTGCTTGCTGACCCGGATTTATTCATATCAGCGTTACAGGAACTCAAGGCAGAAAGGGCGAAAGTAAAAGCTCTGACCGCGGAGAACTCCGAGAAGGGCAAGGTAATAGCGATACAGAACCAGCAGATAACCGAGATGAAGCCAAAGGCAACGTATTATGATGTTGTCCTCAACTGCCCGGATGTGGTCACAATATCTGTGGTCGCCAAGGACTACGGTTGGTCTGCTCGGCGTATGAATGAGTTTCTTCATGAGCAGGGGATTCAGTTCAAGCAGAGTGACGTCTGGCTGTTGTATCAGAAGTATGCAGAATACGGCTATACATGCACAAAGACAATCTCTTATGAAGATAATGGCGTCACTCATGTCAGACCTCATACATACTGGACGCAGAAGGGTCGCCTGTTCCTTTACGATATGCTGAAGAATAACGGCGTT